GAAGCGGCTTGTGCTTCTTGTGGTGTTCGCCCACAATTTTGAGCCATGCCCGATAGAATTTTTCACTCTTGTTCTTAGGCCTTCTGAGTATCACGCGTTTCATTCCACTTCTCCACCTCCTCTTTATATTCCTCAGAATCAGGCAACGGCCCATTGTAAGGCTCGAAAATCTTGGCATGCACGTCCGTTTTCATTGGTCCGACAGCCCAGGCGAATAACACAGGATCCTTGCCATTGACCGCCTTGTTCATGGGGCTGTAAAGCTTCAACCAAGGACCAGGGAGCGTATCCACAATATCGATTTTCAAATGGTCGAACGCATTCGACCATTCCTCCATCCGCACACGCTCAATGCCTCTCGCAGCAGCTTCCACGATTGAGATCATCCGAGCACCCATAATGGCCAGAGGAAAGCGAAAAGCAGCAGATACTTCGCTATGCGTTTCCAATGGAACCCACCACCGTGAAAGCGCGCGAGGTTCTGCAGAACATTGGCTATTCCACACACCAAGCCAATGGAGAGGTAAATGGGCAAGAACAGAAGCACGATTTCCATCACCGCTCCATTTCCTTGATGAGGAAGCCAAGTTCAGGCTCGTCCATGATTTCTTGGATGACAAATTCTTCCAAATCATCGATGCAGTCTTGAGCATCATCGACATTGCCCTTCGCCAGGGCTCTCAGCGCCATGACGATCTTGGCTCTGAATTCGACCTCATTCATCACCACACCTCATCTTGTTGAGACACACAGCTCTCTTTGCGCGATCCCCTTTGATTTCTTCCGAGAAGATTACAGAGCGCTGTCTGTTTAAACTTCGGCAGCGGAATGAAGATGTGCACGCCCTTGCCGCTTAGCACTTCACATGAGCGGAATGGACGTCGCAGCTTGAGCTCATGTGTGTCTGATGCCTACCATTTTGCAACCTTCCTTGAGCTCGACTGCATTTCCCTGCCGATGCAAAATAAACTTTCCATCGGCATAAAGCGTCCCACAATCCACGTACCAAGAGCCGACGCGCGGCGGCCCTACGAGCACGTAGTCAGGATGCTCCTTGAGCCAAGCTTGTTGTGCATCGCTGAGTGCCTTGGTCATTTCTCACACCAATCATAGATCTTGTTCATCTCAATGAACACTTCCTCATCCTTCTCACAGCACCAAGCTCTAAGGAGCCACTGGTTCCCGTTGTGGCGAATGGAAAATGGGATGACTCTCTGACGCAAGCCTCCCAGATATTCGATGACAACAGCCGTGTCACCGAAAGCGTTGATTATGTTAGCCATTGCCTCCACTCCTCTGGCAAGATGCAGTTGCTCGGCGCATCACGGAACATGGGCGCGATGTAGCCCGCCAGCGCGATGTCGGCCCGCAAGCCGAAGACAAATATGTCAAATTCTATTTTGTGCATAGTCTGTCCTCATACAGCGGCATCTTGCCTTCATGCGTGTTAGCTATTTGCGAGAACATCCTTGGACAGCGCTCACAGACCCAGACCTCAAATCGCTCAAGGCCCAAGCCGCAACAACCAAGTTGCTGGCCTTCATAGCGCCACTTGTGAATGCCAAAGTAGCAAAGCACATGGCGCTTCATTGGCGCTGCCTCTTCTGCGCCCAGTACTTCTTGGCCTTCTCTTCACCAAAGGCTTCAACATATTCCTCGTAGGTCCATCCGCCATACGCTCGACAGCAATGCGCCTCGCAGTAAGGATAGCGGGTCTCGCGCCGAGCGTTCGGCATCCTCTTCGGTTCCATGACAGGCTGGCAGCAGAAATGGAAGCCCTCCTCAAGAGGGTCTCCGATTGGCCACTGACAATGTCTGAATATGATCCCTGGAACCTCACGCTCTCGCGGCTTGTAGCGCGCAGAAGAGCGCTCGGCGATCTCTTTCATGGTGGGGTGCTTGCCGTGCACATTGCGTTGCTTGAGATCGCCGTTGAGCGAGATCTTCATTCTTGCAGCTTTTGAAACCACAGCATTGCGCGTGATCCCATTGCCAAGCTCCTTGGCGATGTCCTTGGCAGTTCTTCCAGCGAGAGCGAGTTCTCTCAGAGCCTGTTCTCTTTCAGCATTCCACGTCTCATCCTTCAGCGTCAGACCCATGGCCCAGAGCTTGGAGGAAACCATGCCCTTGGTCTTGCCCAAGAGCGCAGCGATCTCTTTGCGTGAAAGATCCGTGTCTTCAACAAGTCGCTTGAGCTCTGCAACCTCACTTTCAACCCAGGCCATTTTCGACTTTCTCCTTGAATTTGGCCACAAGCCTGCTGACTGATTCATCGCCGGCAAATTCGGTCAAGGCAATGAGTTCGAGGATTGAAACGGCTTCCTGTTTTCCACGTATGAAGGCGAGTTCAGCTTTGTTCCTCAATCCTAGCTTTTTGTAAATGTGGTGTTTGTGCACCTTGACTGTCTCTGACTTGATATCGAGAGTGTGGGCAATTTCCTTGTCGAGCAAGCCGCCAACGCACGCATCAAAAACTTGGCGTTCACGCTTTGTTAAATATTTCAATTTCATCGAGCCAGCTCCAATTCACATCCTCATAAACTGCGCGACGTCGAGTGGACGACGCTTATCCTTCTCTGACATGGTTTCATTGCACAGATCTCCTGGACGAGTGATGGCCAACTCTCTGGTATTGGCTATCACTCTCCCACCCATAGCCGCCTTTGTGCTATTTATCCACTCCTTGACGGAAGACCGCGTCTCACCGATAAACCATCCTTTAGACTTCGCGACGCGACGTATTGTGGCCGGGCGCTCAAGGCGATCATTGTGGCGGCCTTCATAGATGGCTTGGCGAATGAGCTCCACGAGCGCTGTGTCAAGAACAAATATGCTTCCGTCCCGTAGGTAGCCCGCACCTTCCCATTCCGCCTTCTTCTTAGGATCATCGCCATTGAGCACTCCCTTGATGTAGTCGAGTGTATCAGCCACCAACTTCATGCCGGGAGAGTAGCCTTCCTCAACGATCTCGCCTTTAAGCACGGACCAAGGAGCGTCGGTGCCAGGCAACACTGGTTCGTTCTTTTCGAGCCAACGCTCCATCCACCACTTGATGATGCCGAGGCCACCTTGCTCTTTCAGCCAGTGGTTGAAGTCTAACCAAAATTGCCGAGGCTTCTTGACCTCAGAGATCTTAGGCACGAACCACCTGCGATCGTCGGAGGCAAGCTGCAATGCACGCATCGAATTGGAACATGCGAATACATGGATCCAATTCTCAACGGTGTAGTTGGCCATATACTTCATCGACACGTTCACGTTCTTGTCTGTGATGATCGACTTGAGCTTGTTGTATGCCTTGGAGGAGTGTCCAGCATAGATCTCATGGACCACGGCTAGTCGCTTGTGTGCGAGCCAGTAATTGTAGTTGGAGTCAACGATTTCTTGCTCCGATGGGTAGGACACATTGGTCTCACCCACGAGCGGTGCGAGGATCTTCTCGCCTAATGTCCCCTTCCCCATGCCCTGGATCTCAGAGATCAGCAGCACACCGTACAGCATCTTGATGTCTGGGCGACAGATCAAGGTGGCGCACCACCTGATTAACTCTTTGCGATCACCTTCATCAGGCACCAAGTGCTCCATGAACTCCACCCACGGCGCAGCGTTGCCTTTCTCAGCTTTGATGGGCGCTGGAACATGCGTGTTGATGAAGCGCCCGTCATCGCCGGAGCCGTAGATGCCTGGTTCCATTGCCGGGCTGTACTTGAGGACCGCAGACTTTGATGCGCCGTCCTTCTTGAGCAAGTTGGCGGTCTCAAGTACATCACTGAATGGTGCCACAAAGTTGTTGAACTCTTGCGCTGTGAAGATACGGTTGGGCCAGCCGCCGTGCACAAACACTTCAGGCTTGACGCAATGAAACCACTCTTCGCGAAAATCCCTCAGCAGACGAGTTGCAGGTCGTCCCTTGCCTTCGGGGTTCGGCACGATTTCAGTGGCTCGCGTGGCCGGTACCAGGAGTTCTTCAAGAGCCGGACCGAGATATCGTCCGCTCTTGAAGAAAGCTTCTGGCATCGGATCTGCCAGATCCCATGACTGCGGCCAGCGTTCATCGAAGCGGATCCCCTTGAGTGAGTAGCCATAAGCCTTGGAGACTTCTTGAAGCGCGGCCTGACCGGGCCAGTCATTGTCGCACACATAAACAACTTCAGTGGGTTTCTCGCGTCGCAGCTCAGCATAATCAGCGCGATGAGGAGAGAGAGCACCACCAATCATTCCCCAATGCTCGAATTCTAGCAAGATTGTCAACCATGGATGGTTAGCAAGCTCACCATGGCCCTTCTTCGATAGTTCTGTCTCCAGGTACCGTGAGACCTTGGCTCCTTCATGGAGCATCACTTTGGTCTTGCGCTGCTTAGCGGGCTTCCAGAAGGGCAGCAAGCCGCCCGGCTCCATGCGTCGCCATTCACCATCACTCCAGAAGGACCAAGGCGGGTAGATCTTCCGACCATCGGGCAAGCGCTTGAGTTGCTGCACCATGATGATTTGACCGTCATGGCGGTCTATGAATGTGAAGAGCTCATCTTCGGAAGAGATCTCTTTTTCTTCCTTGAGCATCTTGACCAGCGCCTTGATGTCTCTGACCTTGATCGCTTTGGGGAAGTCATGCTTGGCCATCTCATGCTTGATGGCTTCTGCTTCTTCTTTGGTCGGAGCATAGTTCTTATTGGAGCAAAAGATCGTGAAGTCTTCCTTGATCACGATCATTGCGCGTTCAGTGTAGTAGTGCCCCTTGTAGTCTTTCACCATGAAGCGCTTGAAGTTGAGTTGCTCAGCGCCGACGCGGTCGATGTATGCCGCGAGCGCTGGTATTTTCTTGTAGCTGGTATCCACCTCATCCCCTCCGTGAGAGCAAGTAGATCAGCACGCATAGAAGCGCAGCCATGATCCATCTTTGCCAGATCAATTCATTGAACGCCAGTGTGGCCAAAAATCCGACCAGCGCTCCTCTTTTGAAATCAGAAGACATTGTATGGTCTTTTGTTAGCAATGCGCAATGCAGCAAGCTCATCGGTCTCTAAACTGATCTTTTGCGCCAGCATGATGTCTCCAATGGATAGCGCGCCTTGCGGCACAAAGCAGAAGCTCATTTGATCTTTCATGCGTACTACGCCAAACATATGCGCTTGCTCAATGCGATATTCATGCCTTGTTACGTTGCCGACAACAATGAAGTGTCCATCAGCTTCGAACTGTTCAAGTTGCTCTTTTGAGAGCCATCGTCGTAACAGTTCCATGGAACGTTCGGTTGCCGGATTAATGCCATAAACGCGCTCAAGTTCTCGGCCATATTCTGCTATTACTGGAGGTAGCCAGTACGCCGGAGGTGTCTGGTGAATAGAACGAGAGACTTCATCTTCAATGGTTTGCATTCTCTCATAATGACGATGACCTATTGCTTCGCAGCCTCTGGTGAAATTATTAGCGACGTGACAGTACAACTCTTCGCAATAGCGACGGAAGCTGTCGATCACCCAATATTGTTGAGTCAGGCCTTCAAAATATCTCTGATCAATGCGGACGCTGAATGAGCTTTCATCGGTTCTGAATATGACGCTTATGGACATATCATCAAAGCGCTCTCGAATTTCAACGCCACGCAGTCGCGGGACTCTTCTCATTTCAGAGAAGAACCCCGCGAGTTCATGTTCTATAATGCGTCCAGGACCCCGGAGCATCACCCGCCTTTGAGTTGCGGAATGAACAAGTGCTCCTCTGCGTTCGGGTCAAATGCTTTCGTCAGAGTGTAATCGCCTCCACCCGTACGCTTTGCCGCCGTGAACTTTTTCTCTATCACCAGAGCTGCAAATTTCTTCATTGCGTTCTTGACTTGCTCATCATTGGCAGGATCGAAGTCAATGGTGGTGTGACCAGTTTGATCCATAATGTGCAGTTGATGCCTCTTCATCAGTCGCATCCTCCAGCAGTGTCGCATCCTCCATTGTCGCTTGTTGTTGTCGAATAATCACTTGTCACTGGCGCGCTGCCTTCTTGGGCTCGACGCTTGCGCTCCTCTTCTTCCTTCTTTTTACGGTCTTCCTCTGGCAACATGGGACTTCTCCTTTGTTTCAGGACGCGCTATCTAAGGCTGGAAAATTGCCACAGGAAAATAAAAATCGTAGAGAAAGAAAAAAATTCACTTTTCGTGTGGCTTTTGCCGAGGCAGGATCACCCCAGTTAGAGGAGCTCCCGAATGTCGAAACCTAGCGCCGCTGTGGCAGCCGCCGCAGTTTCTAGCAAGCAAGAAGTCCCCCAAGACAAGCTGTCCCGCCTTGAAAAGCATCTGACAGACGCCAGAGACCTTGAGAGGGAAATCACGTCCCTCGAAGAACGGTTGTCGGAGATGCGCCAACAACTCAATGGTCTCTATTCCAAGACCATTCCTGATCTCTTTGATGAATGCAAGATGGAAGCCTTCACGCTCCAGGCTGATGGCAATTACCCGGCCATTGAATATGAGATGAAACCGTACTACAGCGCCAACATCGCGGCCACATGGCCGGAGGAAAAGCGCCGTGCTGCCTTCGATTGGCTTGAAAAGAACGGTCATGGCGACTTGATCAAGGTTGATGTCATCTCCTCCTTCGAGCGCGGCCGCAAGGAGCAAGCTGAGAAGTTCTTTGAGAGCGTGTGCAAGAAGAAAGGCGTGAGCGCCAAGTTCAAGGAGACGGTGCACCCGCAGACGCTCACAGCGTTTGTGAAGGAGATGGTCGAGGAAAAGGGCGTGATGCCGCCGCTGGAGCTGCTTGGGGCATCCGTCGGCCGCGTCGTGAAGCCGAAGGTGAAGCGTGCATGAATCAACTGGTGATCATCGTAGCCTTGGTGGCTGCCACCTTGTTTGCAATTGGAGTGAAGGGCTCCTTGTGCGCTTTGGTTGATTTGCATTGGGGAAAGAGCGCATGCCAGATTTTGCGCAATTGAAGTCAGCGACAGAAGGCTCCGCCCCTTTCGTTCGCTTCGTGACCAAAGGAACAAGCAAGACCGTTGTTCACGCGCAGAACATGCATGCAGTTCCTCAGCTGAACAATCGTCTCTCAATTGGGGGCAAGCGTTATTTGGTCGCCTCTGATCCGTTCTGGGTGCTGGCTGAAGCGCGAGAGCCATTCGTTGAGATCGAATTGCTGGAGTTGAATCATGGCTGAAGTGATCAAGTGCCCTTGTGGACACCGCCCAGGTACACGCCTGATGAAAGAGCTTCCGGAAGGCGAAGCTGTCGTGGGAATGGTGATCTTCAATAATAAGATCTATGTCGCCACCAATCGCGTCGTGTATGTTCATCGCTTCATTCCTGACGGCGGCGAGCAATTCGAGCCGCTGCATTTCTTGGTCGATGGAGATTGACAAGTGAAGAATACATGGCTGCAACGTCTCATCATCAACTACGCTTGGCCGCAGTATGAATGTCAAAGTTGTGTTGGCTTCTTTCCTGAATATCCTGGCGCGTGCTATTGCGCTCACAACGGCGCTTTTGGTCCATGCAATGATTGGTATTCAGAAGCGCGTGTGTGGGCGCGGGCGTGGACCTATTGGGCGCTGGCCTACGGCATCATCGAGCGCGAGCCTGTTATTCATTCAGATTTGAAAGTCGTGCCTCTTGAAGCCAAGCCTGCCTACTGGCCAAGCTACTTGGGGCTTGCAATGTTCTCCATTGTCTTGTGGAGCGTTCGGTGATCACTCAAGAAACGCTCAACAAGGTCGCGCAGGCATGGCGCAGGGAGGAAGGCGCATGGACGATGCGCACGAACGTGACGCACTTTGAAGCCGTGCGCTGTGAGCCACACTTACCGATGGAGGACCAGAATTTAGAAATCCACAACCTTGGTCCAGAAGAAGCGATCAAGGCGTTTGAGGAGTTCATGGCCTTGCGTGATCGTGAGTGTGCACGCAAGGCTCTTGAAGCATTCGGCGTTTTCGGCCGAGATGATAACCTGGAGAAAGACAATGGCTAAGACTGCACAGAAGGCCGCGACGCCGACCAAGGGCAAGGCGTCCGTGCCAGCGGTGAATGACAAGAGGTCCCAACAGCGTGCCGTGACTGCTTCAGGCGGCAAGGTTCCTGCACATCTCGCTCAAGCCAAGATGACAGGCGCTGGCACCTCGCAGGATGCCTCAGACCTGCTCATCCCGATGGCACGGGTGCTGCAGGCTAATTCGCCTGAAGTGATGCGTGGCTCCCAGACCCAGATCCCTGGCGCGCAGGCTGGTGACATCCTGATCAAGAACGCCCCGAACCCGCTGATCAAGGGCGAGCAGGGCTTTCTGTTCCAGCCTTGCTACTTCCAGAAGAAGTGGGTGGAGTGGCTGCCGCGCAATTCGGGTGGCGGCGGCGGTCAAGGCTTCGTCGCCATGCATGACGATATGCCTCGCGATACAGTGAGCAAGAAGGGCATTGATCCGCAGAACCCGGATCGTGAATTCCTCGTGCGGCCGAATGGCAACATCATCGTGGAGACGCGCTACCATGGTGGGTGGCTCATTGACGAGAATGGCGAGAACCCGCCAATCCCGCTGGTCATCCCCTTCGCTTCCACAGGCCATTCTGTCGCGAAGGCCTGGATGATGCTTATGAACAATAAGCAGATCGACGGTCAGCGTGCTGACTCTTGCGCTGTTTATTATCGCTTCACCACTGAGATCCGCACCAAGGGTGCGCAGTCCTGGTACGTGTTCAAGATCACGGACGCCGGTGAGGAAGAGGAAGGCATCCCGTCCACCTTCTGGGTGCCCACGCTGGAGGATCTGCAGCGCGGTCAGAAGCTCGCACAAGACATGGCGACTGGTGCCCGGACGTTTGATGCTGCTGAAGGTGTTGAGCGCCCGGCTGGTGACAGCGAAACGATGTAATTGCCGTCTGTTCAACACGGAAAGCGCAGACGGTGATGGCGGCGGGGGAGAAGGGAGCACTCTCCCGCCGTCTCCCAATCAGGAGAATGGTCATGAATTTGCCGTATGAAATTCATCTCACGCTGGCAAATGATCCTGGCGATAAAATCAGAGCTGCTGGGCTTGATTTGATTGTCATCGACAATCATCTTCCGGACGGCAACTTGAAGCGTGAGTTTCTCACGTCTGAAATTGTTCGTTGTGAGCTTGAACTGCAAGCGCGGCGTGAGATGGAGGACCAGTCGGAGTTTTTACAAAAAGACTTCGACATTGAAATCATTCGCAAGAAAATCGAAACCGTTCCATGGCACCCGAACGCACCGCAACGAGTGCCGTTCGATGAGAAGGGATACTTCGAGGCGCACGTGCATGTGCACACTCCTGAGCTCTTCGACCGGGAGCTGTTGCACTGCCTCAATATGCATCTCTCCACACGGCATGATCGCGAATACAGGATCCTCACCATGCGAGCGCGGACCACGCGCTATTGGTTTGAGAAGCTGCTGCAAGATGCAAGGGAAGTCTTGATGAGGCGCAACTACATTATCGGAAAGACTGAGGTGGAGTACTGCATCTGGGACACTAATGAAGCAATGGACAATGATTGGATGGGGGTCTAGGCTCATGAGCGGGTCTGATGACCTCATCGCCGCACTGGAGGACCTGCACAAGCAGGCCACAGCGGAGCGTTCGCATTTTTATACTGGCACAAGCTGGTCCGCGCTGTTCAATAGGAACCACGAGCCATGGACCTGAGCAGGCATCAAGTGGAAGCGCTGCGCGAGCTGGAGGCGTGCCGCGCGTCCATGGAGCGCATGAAGCTTCCGACGACGTGGTTTTGCACGACCGAGATTTCTGGCGGCGTCGCCGCAAGATCGTCCCGCACGCTGCTCTCCCTGGAACGCCTAGGATTGATCGAGGCGAAGCGCGACGGCGGCCATCGGCAGGCACGGTATTCGTGGCGCATAACCGCGGCTGGCCGGGCAGCAATCGCTAACGAAGAGCAAGGCTGTAGCCTTGCTGACGCTGACATCACAGAACCGCAGGAGACCTGACCATGAAGGCAATCTCGCTCTGGCAGCCGTGGGCCTCTCGACGCGAAAGAGCTTCGTGCAAGTCTTGAGCCGTTCAAAATGCCGGCTAGAGATGCGGATGAGCGTGTTGTTAGATCTGATAATGCAAAAGAAACCGTTTGGCTGCGAATGTCGTATGGAGAGTATTTGAGGGGCAAGAATGCAATCAATCGAGGAAATTCTTGAACGGGTAATTGTGTGTCCATCAGGTTGTTGGTTGTGGATTGGGGCTGATAGCGGAGACGGCAAGGGGCGCGGGCGGAATTATCCAAAAGCGAAGCGCTGGATTGGTGGCGTTGAGGTGTGGTTTTACGTGCATCGTCGCGCATGGGAGTTGTTCAATGGGAAGAAGTTGCGTCGCAGCCAGACAGTTGACCATATATGCAAGCACTGGGGCTGGTTGCCGCTAGCACACCGCAGATGCGTTAACCCAGAGCACCTTGAAGCGGTGTCGCTCAAGGAGAACATCAGGAGGAACTATCGTGGCAGAGATTGCACCTGAAATCGAACTGGCCATGAACCGCAAGCGCGGGTTCCGTGACTCGAAGGACGGTGAGCCGTTCTATTGCACAACTTGCGGTGCAGGATGGAATGAGTATGGCGCATGTGAAGAAGTCGATTGCGCCTTGGAGAGCAAGGAAGCGGCTATGGCGCGGCACGTGCCATCTGTTGAAATTCCACCTATTGTCGGTTACAATGTTGGCGACTACTCAGACATTATGGAGGAGCCGATATCATGAGCATCATCGATCAAGCCAAGGCTGAGCTTGAGCGCATCAACTTCGGCGAGGAAGACAGCGCAGTCATGATTGAGATCTTGGAAAAGTTTCTCGATCAATGGGACAGTGGAGGAGCCGTCGCGGCTGTCGCTCCGGTGTTCATGCAATTGCTTGCGGGCGGTCCGCTCTCTCCGCTCACGGGTGAGGACGATGAGTGGATGGAAATTTCAGATGATGGCCCATTGTTTCAGAACAAGCGTTGTGGTTCTGTATTCAAAGATGCTAGAACTGGACGCGTGTATGACATCGACAGCAATGTTCCAGTGACGTTTCCATATCAACCCAAGCGCCAAGTTCGATGGCCCACATTTGAGGTTGCAATTTCATGACCACAAATCATCACAACGGCTTGACCGAGACCCAAGCAGAGCGGCTCGCGCTGCTCGCTGAGGAGAAGATTGTGCGCTATCTTCACCACGCTGAAGTTCCGGAGGATGCAGCATGAATGTCAACTGGTACGACGTCAGCAAGGTCATGCCGCAGCAAAAGCGTATTGTCATGTTGACAGGTGACAGTGGAATGGTCGGGGACAAGGCTAGGTTCTTGACTCTCGGTTTCTATGACAATGAGTATCGCCCGCCGCGCAATGGCAAGACGCGGTGGCTCGATGTCATAAACACAGACCTATCAGACTACGGCTTCGAAGTCACGCATTGGGCTGAACCGATTGCTCTGCCTTCGCCCTACAGCAGCCCGGCTCCAGGATACAACATCATTGAAGGACGCACCAATGAGTTCCGGTTCTTGTTCCGTGACGGAGAGAACATTCTGCAGCAGAAATGGGAGCGTTGGCAGAACACAAGTGATGGCGTGATAACGCTTGAGCCAATTTGGAAAGATGTCTCTAAAGTTGAGGAAGTAGCTTGATCGATCGCCAGCACCGAAAGATCATCTTCATCTGCGACGAGTGCGAAGAAGTTCTCGAGACAAATTCAGAGAATTTTCAAATAGCACTCGCCGCAATGCGTGAGGCAGGATGGAGCGTGCTGAAAGTCGATGGTGAATGGAAACATCAATGCAAGGAGTGTGGCGATGAGCTCGATGCCAGTGCCTCTAGACAGACTCCTCGCTGAAGCGAAAAAGAAATGGGATGCAATGAGCGATGAAGAAAAGCAAGCTCAAATCAAGGCCCAAGCTCAAAGCTGGGCGCGCGCAGAAGCCTCGTGGCCGAAGCCGCGCTTCAAGTACGTCAACGGTGTCAAGGTCTATGGCAGTTACGAAGACTACTGCAATGGTTAGTTACACTATGCCGCCCGCCAAGCAGATGGGCGACATGACACTCAAGGAGCTGAAGGATGCTCGTCGCCGTGAGAAACGCCCTAACTTCGCTCATTCGTTGGATGCGTGGATCGCACGCAGAGAGCGAGAGGTTGCACAACGGCGCTTGTGATTTGTGTAAGGAGTACGGAATTGTCTGGTTAGATGGTGTGGGCATTCTTTGCTGGGAGCATTACGGTGAGTACATGCAAGGTGATCGTGACAGGCGGCAGGAAATATGCCAACGTTGCGCTAGTGCACGCGACGCTCGAAGCCTTGCTTAAGGAACGTGGAGCCAAGGAGGTCAGGTTCGTGTCATGAATAACAAGCTGCTTCTTCCTCACGAACAACATGTTCTGTTGAGGTCTCTTTACAATGCAGGAATGAACAATTCATTCTTGATCAGTGCCAGTGAGTTTGAAACGGCCAGAGAGCTTCGTCAGTTAGGGCTGATTGAAATTTTCACAGTGATGGTCGATCTCACTTCAGCGGTCGGCCAGCGCTCCTTGCTTGCCATGCGCATTTCATCGCGCGGTATGGAGGTTGCGTCATGAAACTCGAAATTGTAGGTGCCGGGATGGCAGGTCTACTCGCGGCGCGGATGCTGCAACATCGCCAGCCTATCGTGTATGAAAAGCAAAAGGGTCTGCCGAACAATCACTCAGCCGTGTTGCGCTTCCGCACGCCGCAGATTGGCGACGTTCTCGGCATCGAGTTCAAGAAGGTGAAGATGATCAAGTATGCGCTGCCGTGGCTGAACCCGGTGGCGGATGCGTTGGCTTATTCCTACAAGAACAATCAGGTTTACCGCTCAGACCGGTCCGTCATTGATGGCCTCGTCGCGTCTGAACGTTGGATCGCTCCGCCAGATCTCATCCAGCAGATGGCTGATCCTGTGCGCGCGCTCTTTGACACAGACTATGAATTTTATAGGGAGGGTGCAGAAAGAGACCCGAATGTGGTGACGGTCTCGACCATCCCTATGCCTTTGTTGATGGATGCCCTTCAATATCCGTTGCGCGACAAGTTCCTTTTCAATTGGATGCACGGTGTCAATGTACGAGCTGCTGTTGCGCGTTGCGACGCTTATGTTTCGATCCTGGTCACAGATCCAGGCAACCCGATCTCGCGCGTTTCGCTCACTGGCAATGAGCTCATTGTCGAGATCCCTGGAGTGAATGCCAGTCAAATCGATGCAGACGACTTGGCGAGAGAAGCCTGCACGATGCTTGGCATCTCGAGCGCTTGGGTGGAAAATCCTCGTGCCGTGGAGCAGCGCTATGCAAAAATAGCTCCGGTGGATGACTACATGCGCAAAGAGTTCATTCACTGGGCGACCGACAAGCACGGCGTCTTCTCCTTGGGACGCTTCGCGACGTGGCGTCCTGGTTTGCTGCTAGACGACCTCGTCAATGACGTCCGCCTCATTGACAAATGGATCGCATCCAAGGACCGTGGATACAAGCTAGCGAGGCATAGATGAACAACAACAATTGTGAAAAGTGTTCTTGGTTTGCACCTTGGAAGGAGGGATATGGGTTCTGTCACGGCGCTCCTCCTAAGAGTGGCGCAGAAGAAATGGCTCCTGGATCTTGGAAAAGCGCCAATTGGCCATTAACCTTTAAGGACGACTTTTGTGGCTCTTTTAAAGGCAAGGATGAAGTTGAAAGGCTGAAGAAATTGGAAGAGCGGGTAAAAGAACTTGATGCAAGGACCATCGGGCAAATGAGGTTTGGCAATGTTGCTCCCTAACCACATCACCTTCACCGGCATCGATGAGAGCATCTACATCAACGACGCTGAAGTGATCACGCGTGAGAACCTCGGCCGCATTGAATGGGGTGTGCTCTTCTCGCCGACCAAGAGCGGCAATCATCCTCGCTACCCAGATTACGCATACGTGAAGGAGCTGGCCAGATCGATGTTGCCGCTCTCCGCGCACATCTGTGGTTACTTTGCGAAGAAGATCATCGACACCGGCGATCTTGACCCTGTCAGTCCAAGCATACCATGGTCGCGTTTCCAGAGGGTGCAGGTCAACTATCGTCCTGTTTCAGGAGATGTCTTTTGGAAAGACCATGCTGTAGAGTTCAGCAAGAAGTATGGCGTGCGCGTGGTGTTGCAGCATCAATTACCGGCGATGCCGACTGATCCTCGGGTAGATTGGTTGTATGATCCTTCAGGCGGAAGAGGTCTCCGACCAGAGCATTGGCCTCGCTATCTTGAAAACAAGCAAGGCATCAACGGTTATTCAGGCGGCCTCAACCCTGACAAAGTTGTTGCTGAACTGGTCAAGATGAATGCGCGCGGCCCGTACTACATCGACATGGAAAGCGGCGTGCGGACAGTGGACGACAAGATGGATCTCATGAAGGTCCGGCAGGTGCTTGAGAGAGTTTATGGAGAGAGCGATGAAGAAGCTGAAGGTCTCACTGCTTGACTACACCGGGTCTGGGCGGCTGGATGCCAGCCACTATGCGGCGGCACTGCTTGTGTTCACCAAGAACACGCGCCTCACCATGAACCCGGAAGGCTTGCGCAAATACCTCGACATGCCGATCGCTGAGCTCTGGAAGGAGCTCGAATACATGGCCAATACGATCCCATCGAGTTGGGAGTTTGTTGACTACACCTTCGTCATTGAGGATGTGACGCGCGCCTTCACGCACCAGTTTGTGCGCACGCGCACCGCCAGCTTTGCTCAACAGACCATGCGCGTTTTGGACGTGAGCGAGGGTCCGGGGTGGGACTACCTGACAGGGCCGAGCATCGTTGAGAGTGAAGGACTACAACATATCTATGATCAAGGCATGTCGTTCACTGATACAGTTTACAAGGAGCTAATTAAGAATGGCGCTGCGATCGAAGACGCACGCGGCATCTTGCCCACCAACATCTTGACCAACATCGTCGCCAAGATGAACATGCGCACGTTTGTTGATGTGGTGCGCAAGCGCTCCTCATCCCGCACCCAGGGCGAATACCGTGACGTGCTTGAGGACATGAAGACTGCGGTGCGCGCCGTGCACCCTTGGATCGACTTGTTTATCGAGCGAACGTTCGATAAGGCAGCGAATGATCTTGACAATCACATCAGACAACTCCCGATCTCAATCGAGGAGAAGAGGTTCATGATCAAGCTGATCGACCAGATGAGAGCTCTTTCCTGAGGAGGAAGACATGTTGTTTCTTGTTGGTGTAGGCATCATCGCTTTTATCGTTCTGATTGCGACTCTTTTCTCGTTGCTGGACGGTCGCGGAGGTCTGGCTGGTTTGTGGTTTGTTGCAGGTGTGGTGGTCACTGCCATTTGGTCATTGATCATGTCCATCAGCCCTGTCTCCACAGGCCATGTTGGCGTTGGCCAATGGTTCGGCGCGGTGCAGGAGACAGCCTATCCTGAAGGGTTGCGCTTCATGAACCCGATGTACGACGTCACCAAGATCTCCATCCAGCGCCGGTCCGTTGACTTCTCAGCCAAGGCCAAAGACGCAGACGGCCCGACCATTGTGTCGATGTCTAAGGATCATAACCCGGTGCAGGTGGAAGCTTCCTTCCCCTACTCCATCAACCCTTCAGTCGCATGGAAGATCCTGCAGCGCATTGGCGACGAGGATGCACTTGAACGCAATCTTATTGTTCCCGCCGCAAGGGCCGCGGTCAGAGACGCAATCGCCTCATTTCCATGGGCAGACGCTAGCGTTGAGCGGCGCGCGGACGTTGAACAGCGCATGATGGAGGAAGTCGTTCGCGCCGTGAACAATGATCTCATCAAGCTTGGCTTCACGGATACAGAGGCCAAGGGCGCAATCACCTTCATGCCGGTGCTTCTGCGCGAAGTGCTGCCAGACGCCAAGGTGCTTAACGCTATTGCTGAACGCATGGCTTCTGAAGAGGACCGCAAGCGCCAAAAATTGCTGACGCAGATAGCTGAGGAGCAAGCGGCAAGACGCTCGAATGAAGGCATTGGTGTCAAGCGCTTGTTTGAGCAATTGCCTGACAACTTCACGCCAGCGCAAATTCGTGATGTGCTGTTGGCTCTGGCTGAGAAGGAGCGAGCCGATGCTCTCATGAAGGCTGTAGAGACAGGCAAGGTTAATGTTATGGTTCTGCCAAGTTCAACACCAGTCGCGGTTCCGGCGCAATGATGCGTGGAGAAGTCGTCAGATCAATTCCTGTTTCTCAGTTTCCAGGAATTGACAACACAATCTCTGCTGAACAGAAGACGCACATGATCAAGTTGATCGATCAGATGAGGGCGTTGTCATGACAGACTATAAACTGTTCGCCCAAGAAATATGTGGCGATCAAAAGAAAGTTGAGGAGTTGTTGAAAGAACTTCATGAGCTCAAACGCACAAGAGATGAAGCGGAGGCGCAAGCAAGACTTCAGGGCTATCGGGAAGGCGCTGAAAGTGTGCTTAAGCAACTCAGAGTATTGAATATCGAAGTGATGGTCAAGCATGCGGGGTGAGACCATTACTGAGAAAATCATCGCTTGGGTGAGGTGGCATCAACGTCTTTCCAAAGTCACCTCGACCTTGGCCGTAACTTCAGGACGGCTAAGCAGGATGTCACTCACCGAGCTGCGTAATGAACTTTACATTGTCGGAGTGGAGATGGAAGATGAGCTTACCAGACTTGAGCCGGTTCAGCGAAGAGACGATCAACAGACTGCTCGTTCAACACGCGCAAAGCCTCAACTGGCTGGCCGCGATCCTGCACCACAAAAACGCAAGGTGGTGGCAGGACCCAAGAACGGGAGAGCGGATCGAAAGAAACAAAGGTGAGATGATTGCGCTCAAGCATTCTGAACTATCTGAGATGCTCGAAGGTGTGCGTAAGGACAAGATGGATGATCACTTGCCGCACCGTAAGAGCGAGGAGGTCGAGCTGGGAGATCTATTCATTCGCGCTTTTGACTATGGAGGAGCGTTCAGACTTGATCTCTCTGGCGCTGTGCTCGAGAAGGTCTGGTACAATGAAAAGCGTGAAGATCACAAGCCTGAGAACCGTCTGAAAGAAGGAGGTAAACAGTTCTGATGAACAGAGATGTTGAATTATTTGAGGCTGGCAGTTTCAGCTCGGGGAAGGCTTTTTATGACAGATCTGTAGCAATTTCCCTCAAACGCATCGCTGACGCATTGGAGAAGCAAAATGAAATGACAGAAGAGATGAACCGCACTATGAGAACTGAACACAAAGTCCGAATGAAGATCTATGGAGCTGAAGATGGGAACCAAGAAGAACCCCGGCAAGTTTGACTGTTACGAGAAGGCCAAGGATGACGAGCCAATGTTCGTATTGTTGGCGCGCGATCCGTTGTTCCAAGAGCTTCTTGAGCTCTGGGCCAATCGTCGGGAGATGATGGTCAAGTGCGGGTTGCGTCCAACCCAAGACATGGAAATGGTTTCAGAAGCGCGCAAGTGCGCAGAGGAGGGAGCGTCATGGCGCAGGACGAATTGGGCAAACAAGAAGTAGCCTTGCAGCGTAAGCAGGCGGCCAATCAGGAGGCTGTTGCAGTCAAGGAGCGGCTTGGAGCGGAGCATGTTATCTTGATCGCTTTCTTTAAGGGTGATCGCGATAACGAGTTCAAGATGTTCGATGCAGGCACATCGCCTTATCCACCGCAAAAGGTCTATGCTTCATTGCTTGCACTCTACGAGAATATGGCAGGAGTGCAAAAGCAATGAGGAAGATCGTTTTGTGTGACATTGATCATACAGTGTCGAATGCTTTCTGGCGTGACGACATGATCGGTGGCCCTGGAGGATGGGACGCTTATCATGCCGCTTCCAAGGATGACGAGCCGATCCATGACGTTGTCAACATGATTAATGCAATGCGCGCTGGCGGCATGTACATCGTTGGCATTACGGCACGACCGGAGAAGTGGCGCAAGCTTACTATGGAGCTGCTCGTCAAGCATGGCGCCATGTTCGATGAGCTGCTTATGCGGCCGGACGAGGCTTATCATCCGGCAGCGGAAATAAAGCTTAAGCTGGCCGCCGAACGCTTCGGCGAGCGGTTCAAAGATGAAGTTGCCTTGATCATTGACGACAGAGAAGATGTCGTTGCAGCGTTCAGAGAGGCTGGTATCACAGCGCTCTTGGTGCATGGGAGGCAGAATTGAAGACAGCAGTTATCACAGGCGCGAGCAGTGGCTTGGGTGAAGCGATCTCCAACCATCTCTTGAAGAATGGCTGGAGAGTGATTGACTGGTCGCTGAAGCACCACATTGATGTGTCGAGCAGCTTTTCTATTGGGCAGGCTCGGCTCGATCTTTTGAAGCGGGGGCTGGACAAGATCGATGTTCTAATCAATTGTGCAGGCATCAATCGCATCAACTTCCTGCCAAACGTTCCAGAGCAGGAGTGGGATGATGTGATGGACACCAATGCCAAGGGCATCTTCCTTTGCACCAAGGCGCTTCTTGAAGAGCTGCGTGATGGGACGGTGGTGAACATCGTTTCCAATGCCAGCCATGTGCCAATGACATCTTCAGCGGCTTACAACGCTTCCAAGGGCGCGGCCGCCATTCTGACAAAGCAGTTGGCGCGTGAGTTGAAGAAGACGCACAACATCACCGTGTTCAGCGTCTCTCCCAACAAGATGTCAGGCACGCACATGAGTGCAGAGATCGACCGGCGCGTGGTGCAGCTCAGAGGGTGGACGGAACAGCAAGCTAGAGAATATCAACTTGCTGCTTTGCCTGCAGGCGAGGAAACTCCACCAGCTATCATCGCTGAGTTCATCGCATTCCTTCTCTCCTCCAAGGAGCGCCACAAATATCTCGCCGGGTGCGACATTCCGTATGGTGGGCCATGAACATTTCTCCGGACAACTGGAAAACGAAGGTGGTGAACGTGAAACTAGAAAAACCTCCGATGAAGATTGATCAGATTGCCTTCTACGCAAGGACCAAGGACCAAGAAGAACGCATCAAGGTTCTCTTGGGTCTTGACACAGAGCCTTGGGTCGAGGACGTCGTGACCGCCAAGTCACTGTTCCCGGACGGCCAGTGGTGCATCAACAAGGGCCGTCTGCAGTTCAACTATTCTCTCGGCATTGAGCTTGAGATCTTGACTTACATTGAAGGCAGGCACTGGCACCTAGCTTCTGGAGATCATTATGCAATGGGCGCTCCGGTGAGCTACAACCAAGCAGGAAATCCTCTATGGGGCATTGGAAGAGAGTTCATCTCCCATGTAGGAATACACCTCGATGACGGCGCAGATTTTCCTGCAATGGATGGGTGCACGCTCGTCCAGGAGACATTTACGCAGAGTCACACCAGTGAATATCTTACAACTGGCGGAGGCGCCGGACGCAAGTACCACTACCGCATCTTTGAGCTCGCGCCCGGAACCTACATTAAGTACATCCGCCGCATCCACCCCAAGGGGAATAGCAATGACTAAGCGGACAGCGGCTGACATCTTGGCTGAAGGCGCTAACACCTTCCGCGAGCGCAACAAGGTCTATGGCGACAACTACAAGCGCGCTGGCGGAGCCTTCGCTGCACTCTTTCCGAATGGCGTGACGTTGAAGACCAAGGAGGATCACGACCGCTTCCACCTGTTCTCTTTAATCGTCGTCAAGCTCTCGCGTTATGCTGTCTCCATTGAAGCAGGCAAGCCGCATCGCGACTCTATCCATGATGCCGGTGTTTATTGCGCTATGGTGGAATCAGTTGATGAGGAGCAAGCGAATAATGACTACAGAGACGAAGCGACAACAGGCTTTCCGGTGATCTTCAAGATGCCAGACGGACTTTTCTGGCGTTTTGATTGGAGCGATATTGAGCACAAGCCAGTCGTCAGTTGTGATGGCCCAAGGATCAAGGTGCCAGGATGAAGGCTCTATTGTTTGACACAGAGACCACCGGCCTCATTGAGAACCGCACAGTCAAGAACGACAAGCTGCCGGAGCTCATCGAATTCTACGGCTGCACTTGGGACTTGGCTAAGGACAAGAAGATCAATGAGCTCGATCAGCTTGTACGCCCCTCTTCACCAGAGGCAATTACTGAGTTGATTACCTCCATCACAGGGCTCAAATGGGAGGATGTGAAAGACGCACCAACGTTCAAGGATGTAGCTTCGAAGATCATTAAGCTGATCGAGGCATCACCTATCGTTATCGGGCACAACTTATCGTTCGATATCGAGATGATCGACATTGAGGCGGAACGTTGCGGTCTCAAGGTTAATTGGCCAAAGATTAGGATCTGCACTGTGGAACAGACTGTGCACCTGAAAGGTCACCGCTTGAATCTTTCAGGCCTACACGAGTTGTTGTTCGGTGAGAAGTTCGAGGGCGCTCATCGCGCCAAGGTTGACGTCATGGCGCTCAAGCGCTGTTGTGTTGAACTCATTAAAAAGGGAATTCTTTGATGAATGTTATGGAAGCGATGAAAGAAACCGTTTATCTTGCATCGTCCGTTGCGCAGAAATTGCCTAACAGCGGACCTCTGAGCGCAGCGCATTTGATCAATATGTATCACCGCATGCGGGAACGAGAAGATGAAAATGATCCAATGTCATATGGCAAGAAATGCCGTTGGCTAGGTTGGGCGCAATGCGCTGTTGTGGCGTCTGGCGCAGCCACGCTTGAAGATATGAAACGCATCAATGAGCGTAATAAGAAGGATCCAGATGATGCTGTTCACACTGAAGGATGCGGCGGAGTATCTGAGAACCAGGAAGGCGGTGAAGCCGTTCCTTGAATTCATTGCGCAAGTGAAGCGCATCTTTTCATTCACTCATGAGCGCGCCAATCGTTTGGTGCGCTTTGAGCATGTGGTGGCAGACTACAAGGCTGGCGTTCCGGTGAATGATATTCAGAAGAAATACGGATGCTCCCGCAATACAGTGTTACGTTATGCAAGGATCGCTGGCCTTGAGAAGCGCCCGAAGACAGATGATCCAGAGCGCCGCGCCAAGATCATCGCCTTGGCGAAGCAGGGATTGAGCCAGCAGGAAATTGCTAAGCGTTGTGATTGCTCTGTTGCATTGGTCAGCGTCGTTGAAGGCGAAGTTGGCATTCCAAGGTATAAGCGCAAGGGGAAGAGGGCTGCATGAGAATACGCACGGGATATTCCTTCCGCACTGCGGTGGGGCACCTGCCAGACATTATAGAGCGTCTGAAGGAGATCAAGTGGAAGGCCGCGCCGATTTCAGACAGGACGAGCGCCTTCGGATTTAATCGTTGGTCTAAGCTGTGCGCAAAGCACGAGCTTAGACCGATCTATGGTGTAGAACTAGCAGTGGTCTCTTCTCTGGGGGAGAAGCGGCCAAGCCCAGACTACTGGACATTCTTCGCCAAGGACTCATTGCGTTCTATCCATGAGCTCATTGCGCTTGCAACAGCCAATCCTGGCCGTGAGCCGAGCTTGCTTTACAAGCAGGCGCTTGCCGCACAGGGCGTGATCAAGATCGCTGGCGAGCGTCTGCAGCTTGAGCGTGTGAAGAAAAAGGACAAGGATCTCTATGTTGCTCTATCACCATCAACGCCAATTGGTCTCTACAAACAAGCGAAGGCTGCTGGGTTCCGCTTCATCGCTAGCGGCGACAATGTCTTTCCTCGCCAAGCCGATCTTGAGCTTTACCGTGTCGCTCTCGGGAAGAGAGCTGGCACTCAAACATATCCGCAATGGATCATTGATGATGACGAATGGATGGAGGCTGTCTGGTTTGCTAGTGAACGGGACAAGGCTGCTGCCATCAAGGCCAGAGATAACGCAATCAAGCAATGTCGAGCTGAACTGAGGAAGGCGACGCTCCTGAAGCCTGAGCGCAAGAAGACGCTGCGTCAATTGTGTATTGAAGGAGCGAAGAAACGCTCCATCAATTTGAAAGACAAGGTCTATGCTGAGCGTCTTGATCGGGAGCTTAAGCTTATCGCCGACAAGAAGTTTGAAGACTATTTCTACATCCTCTCAGATATTGTTGGTTGGGCTCGAGACCGCATGGCTGTCGGACCGGCACGTGGCTCCTCTTGTGGAAGTCTCGTGTGCTACCTACTCGATATCACTACAGTAGATCCCATCCCTTACGGACTGATCTTTGAGCGTTTCATCGATATCAATCGCGCGGATTTGCCAGATATCGACGTTGACTTCTCTGACAAGCAGCGTGAGGAGGTGTTCAAGTACATTGCCGAGAAATATGGCGAGGAGCGCATGGCTCGGCTGGGAACCGTGATGATGTACGGCCCCAAGAGCGCGTTGCAGCAAGCTGGCATCTCCTTGCGCATACCAAAGTGGAAGGTTGACAAGGCGCTTGACGGCATCATCGAACGCTCCTCCGGTGACTCACGCGCCATGCAGCAACTTGAGGACACGCTCAAGGAGACAATCAATGGTCAGTCTCTTCTGAATGAATTTCCAGAAGCCATGATGGCTTCCCGCATGGAAGGCCACCCGACAACGTCCTCGCAACACGCGGCTGGCGTTCTTGTCACCGATGAGCCTATTCTTGAATATGTCGCTGTAGACAGCCGCACCAACGCAGCCATGTGCGACAAGAAGGATGCTGAGGATCTGAACCTACTCAAGATCGACGCTCTGGGTCTGACGCAGCTTTCAATCTTCGAGCGCGCATTGGAGCTGATCGGCGAAGAGGGAAATTTCCGCTTCTTTGATCGATTGCCATTGGACGATGCGGCGGCATTCAATGTTCTCAGTCAGCACCGCTTCGCTGGTGTGTTCCAATTTGCTGGTCAGGCGTTGCAATCGCTAGTGAAGCAGATTGAGGTGACGCACCTAGAAGACATCATCTCGATTACAGCGCTTGCGCGCCCTGGACCAATGGCCACGGGCGGCGCTGGGTCCTGGGTGCGACGTAAGCTCGGCAAGGAGCCGATATCTTCTTATCATCCTATGCTTACCGAGCTCACCAAGGAGACGCTCGGCATCACCATCTATCAGGAACAGGTGATGAAGATCGTGCGTGAGATGGGAGGCATGTCCTGGGAGGACACGTCTGCTATTCGTAAGGCGATGTCTGGCCGTCTCGGCAATGAGTTCTTCGAACGCTACTGGTTGAAGTTCAAGGATGGAGCATTGAAAAATGGGATCGATGAAGACACAGCGCGCCTTGTTTGGGATCAGATCAACACCTTCGGCTCTTGGGCTTTTAACCGTTCGCACGCTGTCGCCTACGGTCTCGTGTCGTATTATTGCTGTTGGCTCAAGGCGCATTATCCTGTTGAGTTTGCCGCTGCCACATTAGATGCTGAGAGCGATCCAGCAAAACAGATTGCGCTGCTGCGCGAGTTGAAGGAAGAAGGCATTGACTATCTCGCCTTTGACCCGGACCACTCCACAGACAAGTGGATGCCAATCAAGAAAGGTGAGAGGACGATCCTTGTGGGTCCTCTCACCTCGATCAAGGGCATCGGTTCAGCAACCGTCCGCGAGATCATGGAAGCGAGGTCCTCAGGAACACCGCTGCGTGCCACCTTGAAGAAGCGACTTGACAACGCCAAGACCGACATTGACACGTTGTTCCCAATAGCTGACAAGGTGAAGGAGCTGCATCCAGATCTTGGAGCAATCAACATTGTCACTGCGCCAACGCCAGTCATTGATGTGCAAGCGGACGGTGCGTTCAAGGATGTTGTCATCATCGGCGTCGCTTCCAAGATCGCGCCCAAGGATGAGAACGAAGCCGTCAACGTCATGAAGCGCGGCTACGCGGTCAATGGGCCGACGGCTGCGTTGAACTTGTTCATTAAGGACGACACCGACATGATCTTTTGCAAGGTGAGCCGCTACGACTTCGAGCGCATTGGTCGGCAGATCGTGGAGCAAGGTCGAGTAGGCAAGTCGCTCTATGCAATCAAGGGCTCAGTTCCGCCTGACTTCCGCATGATCAAGATCAAGGCTGTGAAGTACCTCGGAGAAATTGATGGCTAGGATCAGACTGCCAAGATCCGGAGCAAAGAGTTCGCAGACAGAGGTCTGTTGCCCCTATTGCCGGTACAGCGCAAGCAAGGTGATGCAGACACGTCGTGCTAGACGGCATCGCAAATGTTTGTCTTGTGGAAGAACATTCACCACAATGGAGCGCGTGATGAAGCCGCGCGATTTGCCATGGACGAGGTTTCAGCGTGAAGACCGACGGGGGACTGCGACAACTATTTCAACAACATCTACCGATGGTGCATTGGCAGGCGGTGGAGACATGGAGCACGGGCCAAGGAGTGCCCGACATGAACTACTGCCATGATGGCACAGAAGGTTGGATCGAGAACAAGCGCTGTGAGGCGAGCGCGTGTGAAGTGCAGCCATCGCAGGTGGGTTGGATAGAGCGTCGCATACGCAATGGTGGTCGCGTCTTCATCGCTGTGCGTCGTCTGGCGAAGGCTGGCAAACGACGTGAAGCGCGTGATGATCTCATTCTGTTGAGAGGCGCGGCTATACGCGATCTTGCCACGTCCGGACTTGTTGGCGTGCCGAAGCGTTTTTGGATTTTCGAAAACTCTGGCGGACCTGCGCAGTGGGATTGGGACCAGGTCTACCACGACCTGATTTACGCTAAGTCCATGTAATCACTGTTGAAAAAATATGTTTTCTTTCTTTATCATTTCAGGCATAATCCGGCCACAGGTTGAAAAAGAAAGAAAGCGGGTCGGAACGCCCAAGCATAAAAGGTCCTTCTGACTGGTACCCTCGCCACCAAGCCAATAAGACAACAACAGTTGGGCAGCGAGAGGTGGTCTCCAGCGGGAGTTCATCAACGCAAGAGCGTAGCGACCTCTCGCGTTGATGAGCAACATGCTCACCGGGCGGTCCTGCATCCCGAGCGAGCGACGCGCCACCGCGACGGTGCCGTGATCGCTTAGCCGACAGACGCTGCTAGCGGGGGCAAGAGAGTAAAATTGGAGACAAGAGATCAAGCGGCGACGGGGCGCAACCCTGCCGCCGCTTTCCTGTTGTCTCATGGAGAGCTGAAATGAAGACGAAGACATATGTTTTCCGTTACCAAGGTGTGAGCACTGAAGTCAAGAAGATCGATCCGTCCGAGCCCGGCAAGTTGCTCAACAAGTCGTGGTTGGAGCTGGGTCAGGAAGTCTTCGATCAACTCGAAGACAGCGGCAAGTTCAGCAACAATCAACTCGAAAAGCTCGCGATGATGGATGGGGACGAATTCGTCGCCTTGATCGAAGAATGGCCTGCTTGAACATGGAGAGCTGAAATGAAACCGACGATGCTGCAAGAGTTCGAGCGCATGCTGCGCCAATTCGGCAACTACCGCTACGACGAGGCGACCGACACGTACAAGAAGCCGCGCTCCAAGAAGTATCCGCCCTTCTCCGGCGCGAAGGTCCGAGAGGCTGCGGCCAAGGCGGAGAGGCAGCCGGACATGTGGGCGAACTTCTTTGAAGAAGCGATGAAGTGAATTCAAGCCTGCAACATGGAGAGCTGAAATGAAACTAACGAAGGAAGAGAAGGCAGCGATCAACACCACGTGGGGCATCTACCGCCTCGCCGAAACACGTTGTGACGTGATCGATAAGGAGATCGACGAGCTCATTGAAGCCGCGATCAACAAGAGCAAGACCCAGCGCTATAGCCGACGGCTGGTCAACAGCGTGCTCAAGAGTGCACGCGGCAAGGCGCTGAAGAAAGAGCAGGCTGCTCTCTACGCGGTCATGGACAAGATCGACAATGCCACAAGGGGAGGACGCAAGCCATTCAACCTTGGATGACTGAACTGCCCTGGACGCCTGAAGCCTGCAACATGGAGAGAGAAATGGAACTGCAAGATAAGATCGACAGCCTCATCGAAGAATTTTCCAACTCAGCGGTGCGCGGCGCGCTCAGCAAGTTCGAGGAAAACTTCAAGTCCAATCCCGCCTACGCCTTCGAGTGGGCGCAGAATGCCATGGAGGCTGCGGCACGGTTCGAGGTTGCGCTGACCCTCAAGGCATGGACGGAGCTGCCGGAGTACAAGCCGGAAGCTGCGTTGTCCGAAATCAAGCGGCTGGTGCTGCGCGGCGCGCGGTGGCCGGAGCGCTCGACTTCGCCGGTGTCGAATGCGATGAGCGCCGACCGCACGGCGGCATGGGCTGAGGCGCTGGAGCGCATCACCAACGGTTTCTGAAGCCTGCAACATGGAGAGCTGAAATGAACAAGATGCCTGTCAAGACCTTCAACGACTTCGAAGCCGCGCTCAAGTGGGCGCGCACCTTTGCTCGTGAGAGCACCATGCCCTATCAGACCTGGAAGATCGAAGATGCGCCGCAGGGTGGGTTGGCCGTCGCCGTCCGCTCCAAGAACACCGGCGAGCTGCAGGGGTGGGCTGAGTGATCAAGCAACTCATCGCAACCGCAGGACTGCTCGCAATGGTCGCGCTGTTCGCAGCGCCGTTCTTCTGGAGGTTCTGACATGAGCCGCAAATGGGATCAAGAGCTTGAGCGCAACATCGCGCGCAAGGCAGCGGAAGAATTGATTGCTGCTGGCTACTTCATCACCGTGAATGAAGGCGATGAGGATGTGCTGATTTGCAGCAAGGATGTAGAAGCCATTCTTAATGTAATGTTCACGACCGACGAGGATCGGTTCTACGTCACCAAGATACCGGTCAATGTTGATAAGCGCGGCTATCAAGGCTGGGTGCAGTTCATCTGGGGCAACGTCGAGGACTGCCTCGCCGACTATACCACCAACCTTGAGGATGTGCTCAAGGAGACGAACGCTTACATCGAGAAGTGGAGCGATTGATCATGGCACTCATCGTCTTCGCAGAGCCATGGGAGCCGGGTGCGACCATGGGCCACTCGCAAGGAACCGAGAAGCAATATGACGGACCCTTCAAGGGTGAAGAGTGGCCCGTCACGCGGCTCTACTGGACCAAGAAGAAATACGAAGGTCGCGTGCTCAAGGAGTGGGAGCACAACGGCGCTTGGGACAGCGACTTCTTTTGTCTCATTTGGGACGATGAAAAGGGCGAGCCGTTCACGGTCATGTTTGCCACGACGCGCGGGTGGACCTACCCATTGTTCGCTACGTCGGTTGATGCTGACGCTGAGACGCTGGCGAAATACGAAGCTTGGCAGAAGGAACAGAGAGCCAGGCATCGTGCTCAGCAGCGCGCTCAGAAGGCGGCTGAGCTCCGCATGGCGCGTAAGGACATCAAGGAGATCGCCTCTAAGATCGGCCTCAAGAGCTATGTGCCTCTTCTGCGTCTGCGCCGTCGCTCATACTACGAGTGGGCGCGCTACCGCAAGCTGCTCACCACCAACCTGCGTAGCGACTTCAAGAAGTCACTGCGCAAGCAACTCATCGAGTGGCTCAAGGACCCTGCGCCTAAGTACGCGCGCCCGCTGAGCCCCAAGCAGATGGAATACATTTAAAGCCTGCAACATGGAGCGATGAAATGATGAAGGATGACTTCACGCCGCAGGGCATGCGCCTCGCCGGACCCTGGGAAAATGATCGCAACGCTGAACATGCAGACCTTTTCAAGGACATCATCCGCGAAGCCTTCGGTGTCACCGACGTGATCGTGGCGCATCACTTGGTCTACGTTGTGACCGAGAAGCGCGACGGCTTCGATTACACCATCGTCGAGGAGATCCCCTCTGCTGACAGCCTCATCTTCGACCATGACATCGCGAAGAAGCTGTGGGGTGCGGAGCGCTATAAGGAAGTGCTCGCCGCGCTCGCAGTTGAGCCGGTGGAAACGCGCGACGACCTGCTGCGCAAGCTGTACTATGGACGCAGCAAGGTGGAGTCATGGGCACCTTCGTTCGAAGAAGAAAAAGCGATGGGCTACAACCCTTTCAAGCCGGAGGCTGCATGAAACTTGCTGATTACCAGGAGGCTGATGCGCGAGCGCAGCAGCTAATCAATGCTCTTGGCGCTGAAGAGGCGCACAAGAAAGCGTTGTCCAATGCCAACTACTACGACGCCTATGGCGGCGCAGACCTTGCTGATCAGAAGGAATTCTGGTTGGCTGTTGTTGATGCAATCAAGCCGATGTGGTTTGGTTTATGAAGCCTGCAACATGGAGAGCTACATGACGAACGAACTCACTCGCAATGGCACCGACGGCCGCGTCTATGGCGGCGACAGGGACCTCGTGCACATCGCTGACAAGACACGTGGAAACTTCGGCGCTGAACTGGCCACGACCATCGACCGAGCCATGCGCTATCGTGCGCGTTGGCAGGGCAAGAGCTACGAAGGCACGCTCTGCCCCGGCTGCTACATGATCGCGCTGTTCAACGCGGCCGTGACGCTGGCGCAGCGCAATGGCCAGCCGCTCACTGAGCTCGGCAACACGATGGCCAACGCCTTCGCGCGTTTGGCCGACAACCCCAACGGAGGTCTGACCGAGGAGATCGAAGTCATTCTGGACCCGTGCTGAAGCCTGCAACATGGAGAGATGCAGATGAAGAAGTTCATTGAAAAGATTAAAGGCAAGGCAACTCGCAAGATGGGCGAGGAGACAGCGCACCTTACCTATCTTGCCTTCGCCTTCTTGGAAGGGCACGGCGTCCACTCCTGGGCCGCTGGCGCACTTGCAGCGTTCATCATCCTCAGCCCGGTTCTGGGAGGCGAGGAGTGAGCAAGATCATCACCAACAAGCGGCAGCGCCACATGGCGCTAGCCGTAATGCTCAGCGGCACCTTCCTCGTGCAAGTGTCGCTTGGTATGGATGCTGCTCAAGCTGCGGTCGCGGCTGTGCAGACCTTCGTCAGTGTTGCCTGGTTGCTGGAGGAATGAGAATGGAATTGATCATCGAAAATGCACCGGACAAGGAAGCGCAGTACCAAGCTGCGTTCAAGGAGATCGTGCGTGAGCTTTGGATCGCGCGCTTCCCAAATAAAGTGATCCTTCGCTTCTACAATAAGGCGCCCAACCCGGCGGAAAATGTTCTGCGCATGCTGTTCGGCATCGAGCCAGGCGAGCTGAATGACGACAGCTACAACGGCAATGCACGGGGCTCCACGAGCACCGCTCTCGGACCGAATGGCGAGATCATGATGACGCTCAATGAGAGCATGTCTGGGTGCGGCAAGTGCGACAAGTGTCTCAGTGCACCTACGCCGCTTGCGGTGTTCTGTCACGAGATGGTCCATGTCTCACAGATGTTGCAGGGTCGCTTGCGCCAGACGCGGCAAGGCGTTGTCTACAACGGACGCCTCGTCAACGGACAGGAGGCTAGGTACGAGAATGCTCCATGGGAGCAGGAGGCCGATGAAGTCGGGTCCCGTATCTATAACAGCGTGGTGAAGCGTTATGACAGAGAGATCAAGGTACAGAGTGGAGCTCACGCTCAATGACGGCACGAAAGCAGAACGCACAGTCTACGCGCTCAGCCCGGAACACGCGGTCAAAAAAGCCAAGTCCCGCGTCTTCCCTGCCAGAGTCAGAGAAGCCTACGCCTCGCGCCTTGACGAAGGCGCAGCAGATGATGATGGAAGATGGAGCGCCTGACATCTGCTTCATGAGCCGTGAGGAGCGGGCGAAGGTGTGGGAGGCAGCGCCTCCCAAGCCGTTGCTCATCCGCGATGAAAAGCGTGAAGAGGAGCTTGAGCGGTTTCGCGCTGCTCAAGCTGCCTTCCTAGAAGCCAAGCAGGCGGGCAAGGCGGCTAAGCGCCAATCCCGCCAGCCGCACCCGGACGCGGTCTGGGATCCCAAGAAGGTTAAGTGGGTGGTCCCGGTGAGTGCCAAATACTCTGGCCCTGGTGGTCCGGTATTGGCTGAGTTCAAGACCAAGCATGGCACCAACAGGGAGAGATGCATCACTCGGTTGGTTAGGGACTTGGGGAAGACGGTCTCCTACAGCGACTTGTTGGAGACCGTCTACGGCAACCCACATGCAGAACTCGGTCCGCTGCGCATGGTCATCAAGGGCATGCTGATGTCGATCGACAGGGATAAGCTTCCCTATCGATTAACAGAAGACAAGAAGGCGAAGACATTCAAGCTGGAAAGGTTGTGATGGCCGATCTTATGAAGGCGATCTATCCATTCAACGAACGCGCGCAAGAAGACTTGCGCCAGCAACTGAGAGGTAAGCGCATGATGGAGGTTTGCGAAAAGCACGGACCATACTCCGTGGCGTGTCGCGCATGCGACCAGGACGTCATCGCCGCAAACATGGTCTATGAAGTTGACCTTGCTTGCGGTGACGGCGAGCGCTGGTTCTATCGCAAGTACTATGCGCGTGCAGCCTCGCCGCGTGAAGCCATTGCGAAGGCGGAAGCAATGCTGCCTTCACACATAGATGTCGATGATCATAGCTCATGCACAGCAAAGGAAAGGCCGGACCTGCCATGATGAGCCTGCAACATGCACCGAAAGGCGGGGAGTGCAACTCCCTCCTTGGCCGCTTTTACAAAGGCGGAGAGTTTGAACCGTTCTACATCCCGCGTGAAGTCATGCCGCAAATTGACGGTGATGACATGCCTGAGCTCCTTGATTTCCTAAAGGACAAGGGCGAGGAGGTCCGTGAGTGCACCATTGATCCGTGGCTCGTGCGCGCCCACCAGCGGGTGGACGCGCGCAAGGCTAAGGCTTTGGTCGGCTCCGGCGTGCTGAGCAAGCCGTGCCTGCTGAGCAAGGAGCCTTACATCCTTGACGGCAATCACCGTTGGCTCGGCCATGTTATAGCAGGCAGCAGAATGCCTGCTATAAAGTTGGTCAATAAAACCTTCCTTGAGGGCGTTGAGCTGCTGCTCTCCTTCCCCAAGGCGTATCAGTATGGCGACGGCAACTTTCACCCGGTGAGGAATTGAGATGAACAAGGCAGAAGCAGCGATTGCGCTCATGCGCGATTATGGCAACAACCAGAACCCAAGCATGGCTAGCGCCAAGCGCGTCCTGAAGGCATGCAATGTGTTAGGCATGTCTGCTCAGGAGAAGCGCGATGTGCTCAGCACGCTTGAGTATCTGGATCAACATGGCAAGCCGCGCGAGTGGTCTGGGTTGAAGGAGGAGGACGTTGACTGATGGATAATATTGGCGAGAGAATAATTAAGGATCGCGCAGCAGCAGAAGCCAAGCGCAAAGAGGCACAGAACCTCGAATCACGCGCTAGGCATCTGCGTTGGGAGGCTGAAGAGATCGAGCGATTGCTAGGATTGGCTATGCTTGAAAAGGGGAAGTGAATGGCGAAGAGAAAGAAGAACAACTCACGCGCTGCCAGGTGGGCGGATGCATGCGCCAAGGCACGAGAAGGTCTCGAGCTGCTGCAAGGCTTGCGCGAGGAGTTTGAGGAGTGGCAAGACAACCTGCCAGAGAACCTAGCCAACAGCGCGCTCGGTGAGAAGCTGCAGGCGGTCGTTGATGTGCAAATCGACGAGGCGCTTGCTGTCGTGGATGAAGCGGAAGGCTTGGACCTTCCGCTCGGATTTGGGAGAGACTGATGAAGCTGACTTCACAAGCTGTTGATGACATCATGAAGGACGTCCTCTTTAAGGAAGAGGAAAAGGATGACGCGCCAAAGATGGCGTTGCACGTGGATGGCCTCGTCAGACGCTTTGGCTTCCACCCGCAGCGCGTTCAGGAGGCCAAGCCACGCATTGATGCGTTGCTCGATGAGTTGCATGATGACTTCAAGGAAGGGGGAGGTGGTGGATATAGCTTCCTGAATGTTCCATTTGACAAGAACGGTCGGCAGTGGGGCGAGCATCGTGAAGCCGAAGCGCTTGTCTGCTTGGGCATCGCTGTCGGGTCTGCAGAATGGATGCTGCGTGAGATCGCTCAGGCGATGCCCGGCGGCGTGCCATACGTATTGGTCCACACAGGGAGGGTGAGTTGAGATGATTCACTTCATACGCAAGCTGCGCAGCACGCTGCGGATCGCTTTCACCTTGGCGCTTGCGCGGACATTCGGGGAATACCAACACAGTGTGCATGATTCAGGCGGGCTCACCTATGCCATCTACAGATGGCGTGATCAAGAGTGGCCCTTCCCGACTGCGCCGCTTGAAGTGGAGGATGATCCTGACGTCGATGACTATGCAGACCGCGCTGAATGGGCGGCGCGGCTTGACAGGAGGAGATGATGCCACAACTCAAGTTCGCTGAGAACAAGGAGGAGGTTCTCCCCAACGGCTTGATGCGCATCACGCGCAAGTCGGCTGTGTCACGGCAGATCAACACCATGGACCTGCCCGTCACGCAGGAGCAGTACGACAAATGGGACAAGGGCGGCGAACTCATTCAGAACGCCATGCCGAACTTGACCAATGCGCAGCGTGAATTCCTGCTCTCTGGCATCACGCCGGAGGAGTGGGACACAAGCTTCAAGGATCAGGAATGAAAGTTGAAAGCGTCGAAGGGTGGGAGAGAATTCTGCAGGGGTTGTTTCCGCAAGATGCAGCCCGAAGAATTTTGGGACGTCTGCAGCACTACAAGACTGATGGACACAATGTCGGAGAGGACATCAGGCAACTTGCTAATGCCCTCACCGCTTACCAGGACATGGGGAGGGATGGCAAGTGAAATCATGGTCTATCAATACGCACAGCAAGACCGAGCATCCGCCCGGCTCCTTCAGCCTCTTTCTGCAGTGGGACATCAGGAGCTGGGCGCTTGGTCCTGGCTTTGAGATTGATGGCATGTGGTTCGATTTCCATCTTGACATCGGGCCGCTGCGCGTCGTGGCTTCATATTGGAGGAAGATCGATGATCTCCCGAGCTGAGGCTGTCATGGTGCTGGCCAAGCACCTTGCTGCGCAGGACATGTACCTCTGGGTGGACAACACCAAGGAGGAAATGCGCCAGCGGCTGCAAGGTCAATACATCGGGCGCGCTGAGCGAGCCATCCGCGCGCTTGAACTCGCCAACGTTGAAATCAAATGGAGAGATTAGTTATGATCGGACAAGAACTGCACTACCTCGTCGTGCTGCCTGAGCGCAAGACTGTACTCAATCGGGTGCGGGTCGCGCCCAATGAGTTGGACGTCGAATCACTTGAGCGGCGGAATGCGAAGCGTCAAGCTCATGCGGAACGGCTAGCATCGCGCTGGTCTGACACACTCTACAAGAGTGATAAGATCGAAGTTAAGCCGATCGGCATCTATCAGGAGTATCGGTGGTGAACACAACAAGGCACTGGCGCACTGCTCCTTGGGGCATCGAACGAAAAGTCACGCTCATTATGGAGGATCGCGGCATCTCGCTCAGCTTCCATATGACGGAAGAAGAATTCAATCAACTCAAGAAAGCGATCAACGAAACGGAGCTCAAATAGTGGACGACGCAACCCAGAAGGTCGTTGAGCGCATCGCCAAGCTGATGCAGTTGGCGGAACGCAATCCAAACCAGGAGGAAGCTGCTTCAGCCTTGGCTAAGGCGAATGAGCTTCTTGAAGCTTACAACCTTGACATGTCCACCATTGAGTCTGCCACTGGCAAGGCGGGCAAGCGCGTGGATGAATATGTCTCCGGCGGTATGCACAAATTCCAGCGCCGCTTGTGGGAAGCGATCGCTGAGCTGAACTACTGCTTCTTCTGGGTGATGAAAGTTCGTGTTAAGCCAGGATCAATTCAGGAAAGGCGCGGACGACGTTACACCCATGAGTTGCGCCTTGTTGGGCGTGAGGTCAATGTTATTGCCACCAAGAACATGGCTAGCTACCTGCTCGGCACCATTGAGCGTTTGACGATCGAGCGGCTCGGCGGTGAGGCGCACAAGCAGCGGTACTCCTCCTGGGCTGTCGCCTTCCGTGAAGGCATTGCTGACGCTGTGATCGAGAAAATTCAGCAGCGTCGTCAAGACATTAAGGACAAGGAGGAGTTGGAAAAGCGCGAAGCTGCGAAGCGGGCGGCAGCTCATGGGGTTTCTACATCCACTGCGCTCACGCTTGCGGATGTAGAGGCGCGTGAGGAGCAGGCTAACTACGACTTCCTCCATGGTGAAGGTGCATGGGCGCGGAAACAGGCGCATCTTGAAGAGCTGAAAAAAGAAATGATGGAGCGTCGCCGCCATCAAGCTGAAGCGCAAGCTGCGGCTGAGAAGGAGTATGCTGAATGGGCTGCGGCGCATCCTGAAGAAGCTGCGGCTGAAGCCAAGAAGGAAGCGGCTAGGCAGCGTGCACGTGAACGTGCTGCGGAACGACGCGTCAATCGCCAAAGATACTTTCGCATGACCAAGGAGGACATGCGTCAGAACTCAGACGCCTATCACCATGGTCTTCGCACGGGAGATAAAGTGTCGATCGATCCACAAGTTGATGAGGACAAGAGGAGGTTGAAGCATGGATAAGCGAAGTGGCGTGAGTCTTGACGACAAGGTCAATCAGACGGAAGCTGAGTTCCTCTGTGCCCATCATCTCAAATTGGCATCAGCTTATTTCGAAGCTGGTGCCAAAGCTGGCGGTGTAATGAACCAGATCGCAATGCAATTTTCGATGCATCACCCTGCAAGAACACCGGCGATGGATTTCATTGTCGCCGTGGACAAGGCTTATGAGGAGCTGGAGAGCTGAGAAGAAGGAGGGTGTGATGTTCGCTTTAATTGTGACTGGAGAAGAGGTAAGATTGGACGGGGAGACTATTGCCGAGGAGGGTGAAAAATTCATGGTGGTGGAACTGCAGGGCTTTGCCACTTCCGAACGCATTGAAAAAGGTAAAGAAAGCGTCTTGTTCCCGCTGAGCTTGAAGACATTCAAGACGCGCGAGGAAGCTGAAGAGTTTGGCAAGTCTTGGAAGGGTCATCCATGGTGGTGTAAGCCGCGTGACTTCGAGGTCATTGAGGTCGAACACAATTTCACGAGGATGTTGACGGGGTTCATCAGAAAATGAAGGGACACTACGTCGCCTATGTGCCGAAGAATTTCGGCCCCGATGCGCTGGCTCGCATCAAGCAAGCTAACGACATCATCGAAGAGTATGAGAGCAAGGGCATGTCCATCACGCTGCGTCAGCTCTATTACCAATTCGTTGCGCGCGGGTTGATGGAAAACAAAAAGGCAAATTACGATCGTCTTGGAGACCTTGTCTCTGAAGGTCGCCTCGCTGGCCTGATTTCATGGACCGCGATCGAGGATCGACGCCGCAATCTTATGGGTCTCACCACCTTCAATACGCCTGAAGGCGCGGTCAAGTGGTTGAAGGAGCAGCACTACCGCATTGACATGTGGGAGAACCAGCGCTTCCGGCCAGAGGTTTGGGTGGAGAAGGAAGCGCTCGTGGGCGTGGTCGGACAGATCTGCAATCAGTTGCGTGTCGATTTTTTCACCACTGTAGGCTACAACTCGCAAAGCGAGGCGTGGCGCGCAGGACGCCGGTTCGCTCGTTACATCTCCAAGGGGCAGACGCCAATTGTCTTTTATCTTGGCGACCACGACCCAAGTGGGATTGACATGACGCGTGACAACCAAGCACGGTTGTCCTTGTTTGCTGGCACGCAGATTCAGGTTGTTCGTCTTGCGCTCAACATGGATCAAATTGAGCGCTACAATCCGCCGCCAAACCCTGTGAAGTTCAGCGATGTTCGTTCTCCTGAATACATACGCCGCTTCGGCGAACAGAGCTGGGAGCTTGATGCCCTTGAACCGACGGTGATTCGCAATCTCATCGACGACGCCGTGCGTCGTATTCGTGATGAGAAGGAATGGGAGCGCGCCTTGCTGCAAGAAGCGCATGACAAGGAGGAGCTGGAGTTCATGATTGGTGAATTAGAGCATGCCCACGAATACGACCCAAAGGAGGATCTTGATTGATGGCTGACGAAGATCTGAGGCGTGAATGGGATGCAATCAAGGATCCTGTCAAAATGCTCGAAGCAATATTGAAGCATGAAGACTTTCTTGGTTATGATCCATACTACAAGGATCTTCGACAATCCTTGATGAGCAATGCGGAACGTGTCGTGAGGGAGAGCAAAGATGCCGAGAGCAAGGTTCAGAGCGCGGGGTGATGTGGTCTACCAGTTGCCGATCACGAAGAAGAACCGCAATGGCACGACCAGCACGACGCTTGGCTTCGCCGTTTGCGAGGCAGGGCCAGGCGTCAAGGCGGCCGACATCGCCAAGGAACTGAATGGGTACAAGGCGAAGCTGCTTGTCAAGCGGCTGCTCAGCATCATTCCGCCTGGATCCAAGCAGGAGGAAGCCAACTTGAAATTGATCCTGCAAGCAGAACGGTTCCTGGAGGACGGATGATGCGCGAGTTCACAGTGACGCCAAAGATGGCTATCGAGCTTGGCCCGGATGGCGTGATGCGACAAATGAAGGAGCAGGGCTTCCGGTTCGTCAGCGAGACTTGCCCGATCAAGTTGGCTGACCACTACTCCATCGAGGGGTTCGAAGGAGGCATCGTTGTCTACAAGCAATGGGAGCAGTGAATGATGAAAGCAGTCGAAGTTGGTCGCGCAATGTTGGCAGCGCCGCAGCATCAGATGAATGAAGACGCATCAAAAGTTATGGCAGTTTTAGGCTTGATGGAAGCTGCCGGAGAGCCGCTGCCAGACATCTTCAGGGAAATGTTTGCATACAAAATCCTGGACAAACGTGTTGAGGTGCATGGTCTGAAAGTCAATGATTACTTGAAGGCGTTCATTGCTGTGCTTTGTGACAGACCGGGAACAGTAGTGCTTTATGCAGCTGCGCTCAAGGCGATCCAGGAAGACAGCGCTCACGAAGGTGAAACAGATCTTTTGAAATTCTGTGCTGCTTTCCCTTCTGGGTTCCCGGTGGAGAGTGATCTGCATAAGATCTGGGATGCGCAAAAGGTCCACGATGGCCGCGCGCCTGACAACTGGCTAGACAGAGAGGAGGCTTGGACATGAGCGAGCATACACAAATTCTTGATACCTACTATGAAGTGCTGCAAGGCATCGAAGACCCACGAACTGGCGAGGTCAACTTTCGAGTTTTTGATGCGGCGCAATCTCCGGAGACTGCCAGGAAGATCTTTAATGAAAGCTCCAAGCGCGGCGGTCGTTGGCGCTTGATTGAGTGTCGCGTGTTGAAGGAGAGAGGCGCATGAGAGCAATTTTAATAAACAGCGCGGACGAGACGGTCACGGAAACAGAGCTCAGTGAGGATGCTCAGAGCGCATTTGAGGAGATCAGACATCTGTGCAACTGTCAATGGTTGCAGACTGTGCAGTTGCATGAAGGTGTCTTCGCCTGGGTGGACGAGGAAGGCTTGCTCAAGTCTCCAACTCCAGATAAGTTTTTCCGTATCGGCCTGCCGGAGAATCAAATCATGGCAGGCAATGCTGTCATCACCGGCATTGAAGACGACGACATAGCATCTCTGCCTGACGACATTACGCTCGATCTCATTAAGCACCAGGTCGAGTTCCCCAACGTTAAGTTCTCTGGCATTGAACAGGTGAATGACACCGTTGACCACCCTATCTTTGGCAGGATAGGCAGGGTGACCCGCAAAGCCAAATTCGAGCCTTTATCATGATCACGCTGCGGACTAACAACAGAGGAAGAACTAACATGACAGACAAGCCGTATGAGGAAATGAGTGGTCCGGAACTTGTGACCGCTTACAATAAGCTGGCTGAGCAGGCCACTGGTGTTAAGCCAGTGACCCGGTTCGCAGACCGGGTTTCCGGTCTCAAGAGGGTCAAAGAACTTGCTTTGACCATTTCGTCGGGGCAAAAGGGGGGAGCTCCTGAACCCAAGAAAGCCGAAAGTGGAGACAGTGACATGACCGCGTTGGAAAAGAAGATCGAGGCATTCGAGGTTCGCTCTGGGACGAACCGCGAGAAGGTGTTGAAGAAGCTCCTGCCAAACCTCGGCAAACAAATCCCTCAGGGCGAATTGCTCAAGGCGGCCTATGGCTCTCAGAACACAGAGAACACAGGAGCGCTCGCAATGGTCATGAAGGGCATCAAGGATGTCATCCAGAAGAAGAAGCTCCCGTACGTCCTCACGCGTGACCGCAAGGAAAAGACGTATGGCATCAACCGCAAGTAAGGTGCGCTACTCTCCATCAGAGCAGCAGCTCCTGAACTTGCTCCCGAAGGATGGCACCCGCATCACGACCAGCGATCTTGTGAACAAGCGGTATGGCAAGAACGTTCCGCTCAATGGACAGAAGATTGTTATGTCAGCGATGCGGTCTCTGATCGACAAGGTCGTGATTAAGCGCGAGCCTTTTCGAGTGCGTAGGTCCACCAGACGCGGCCCGAAGCCCATTGAGTTCTGGATCGACCAAAAGAAAGACGTCAGCGCTCGTCCCCACCACTGAGTGCGCGACGTCTAGACCCCGCGCTTCCCGCAACCGCCCCTTCCCTCCCTGGGAAGCGTGGGGTCACCTTCCCTCTAACAAATATGGAGATGCTCATGTCCATCCAGGACAAGCTGGATGACGCATTGCGTCATGGCGTAGGCGCTGCGTTCACTTCTGATGAAGTTCCTTATATCAACCACGCGATCAACTTGTTGAACCTTGTCAATGAAGACAATGGCAGGTTGGCGAAGTACAAGGGAGAAATCAAGGAGACTCTTGGAAAGATATTCACATGATGAAGAAACCATGGCAGATACGCGGGCAGCCACCCGCAACCGGGCCAAGAGCGATTGACTACTTCCTCTTGGGAGTGATCACAGTATTCTTGTTCTGGGGCGTAACAGAGTGGATTGAAAAAGGAGGAGAGTGGTTGCGATGAGCGACATCAAGCACCTGCAAGAAACAGTCAATGTTGTTCTTGACAAGCTTAAGACCAGTGCTGATCACGGTCCCAGCGAGAACCCTGATGAGTTCGCTAAGTTGAGCCCGAGTGAAAGCATGTTGACTTACCGTCTTTTGACAGAGCATCTCGGAGTCCGGCATGAGTAGGGGTTTCACGTGCCACAAGTGTGGATACGGCACCCTGGTGCGTTCAAACATGAAGCTGACGCCCGATGGCAATCCTTACTGTCGAGCGGAAGATCTTTGTGAGATCCGTCAGAAGAAGGGCGGTGCAAGAGAATGGGAAGCCACGACCGCTGTGCGTGATGAGCTCCAGAAGAGATGGAACAATGCAAGATGACAAAACGCTACCCATTCAAGCGCAAGCCGCGCGAGAAGCAATCTGAAGCTCTGAAGCGTATGGCTGGCAAGAAGGTGTTCGCTCTGCTCATGGCTATGCGCACCGGCAAGACCAAAGTCACGCTCGATGACTGGGCGAAGATGGTGTGGGAAGGCTTGTGCCTTGACCTCGTCGTCCTCGCCCCGGCCGGTGTTTACAAGACATGGGTCCAGGCCATCAAGGACGATGTGCCAGACGAAGTGCTCAGCGCGACGCGCGTCTTCGTCTGGGAAAGCGGAAGCCATGGGTCAGCGAGGGCGAAGCAAGAGATCCGTGACTTTATGTCTCATAACGGCCCTCGCATCTTGTTGATGAACATCGAGGCGTTGAGTACAGTCGAGCAGGCGCGAGATCTTCTGCTCAATTTACTTCGCCAGCGCAAGGGTCGGAACGCTGTCGCAGTGGACGAGTCCACAGCAATAAAGAATCACAAGGCCAAGCGCACCAAGTTCATCAACAAGAACGTTGCGCCATTGGCGGAGTACAAGCGCATTCTTTCAGGCCTCATCACGCCGCGTTCACCGATGGATCTGTTCTCCCAATTTGAGTTCCTTGATCCAAGGATCCTTGGCCACAAGTCATTCTACACTTTCCGTGCGCGCTACGCCGTGATGAAGTCGATGAAGTTCGGTGGCCGCGAGGTGCCGATCATCGTCGGATACCGAGACGCCGAGGATTTGCAGCGCCGCATCGCGCCACATTCCTTCCGTGTGCGTCTCGAGGACTGCTACGATCTGCCGCCATCAACCTACGCCTTCCGTGAGGTGCCGTTGACGGATGAGCAGAAGCGCATCTACAAGGAGCTGAAACAGTTTGCGACCGCCAAGCTCTCTGGCGAGAAGCATGTCACTGCCACCATCGTCATCTCTCAGATCCTGCGCATGCACCAGGTGTTGTGTGGGCATGTGCGTGATGAGGAGGGTGGGTGGCACACCATCCCTGAGAAGCGCACTGAGGCGCTCATTGAGTTGCTGGAGGACTACGATGGCAAGGCGATCATCTGGTGTTCGTACGACCACGACATCAAAAAGGTCTCGGAAGCGCTCGCCAAAGAGTTTGATTGCAAGGTGGCGCGCTTCTGGGGCGGCAATCGTGCAACCAGGGAAGACGAGGAGAGATCTTTCAAAACGGATCCTTCCTGCCGTTTCATTGTTGCTACGGCAGCTGCAGGTGGACGTGGACGAACTTGGGACTGCGCAGATCTCGTGGTCTATTACTCTTCGACATCGGACCTTGAACACCGCTCCCAGAGCGAGGAGCGTCCGAAAGGCGTAGGCAAGACCAAGTCAATCGGCTACATTGATCTGATAGCGCCCGGCACAGTTGAAGAGAAGTTCATCAAGGCGCTGCGCGACAAGATCGATCTGGCTGCTATTATTAACGGCGACACTTGGCGCGAGTGGCTCATATGATCTTTCCCAGAAAAGTCAAACGGATCGGAAGCTGCATGGCTGTCATAGCAAACTTGAGCGGGCCGCTAACGCGCAAGTGCGATGAGCTACCGATTGAGCGGTTGCTGACAAGAGAGGAAGTCAACAAGGCCCTTGGCCTGCCGGAGAGTACGACATGAGCTATCAACCGGGTGAGAATGTCGCTCAGAACCCCGGACGGCCGCCTTGGAAGGTGATCTATGCATACGAACGTAGCGTCACGCTGCAGCGATGTGGATCCAATGAACGCAAGACGATCCTGGCGCAGTCACTCAACTATAGCTACTGCAAAGTTGGGACAGAGCGCTGGAAGCGAATGATGAAGGAGTGGAAGCGTCATGGATGGAAAATCTGGAAAGGATACCGAAATGAATGTCAAGATTAAAGCGATAGAGAAAACGATCTATCAGACATCTGACGGCGAGGAACACCTCGTATTGTCCAACGCACTCGATCATCAGCGCAAGCTGAATGTTCAAGCATTCTTCGATCTCTTCTCTTTGCGTAGAGGAGAAATTGAAATTAATGAAGTGGTTGATCTGATCTGCAACCATTACTTTGATCTCAAAAAAGCTATCAATGTGGAGTTGGAAGATGCAACGGAAACCAATACTTTGCCTTGACTTCGATGGCGTCATCCATTCCTACACGTCAGGATGGAAGGGCGCTACGAACATCCCGGATCCGCCGGTGCCGGGCGCGCTGCTGTTCATGTACCATGCAATCAACAGTGGCTGGGATGTCGTTGTGCACTCCTCGCGGGCGCGGCACATCTTTGGCCCCTTGGCAATGCGTCGTTGGCTCAAGAAGCATGCCGGAAACCTTTGGAACGAAACGCCACTTGGGCCAGGTCTCGAGGACGTCCTCTTCGTGCGTCTCAAGCCTAGCGCCATGGTTACCATCGACGACCGCGCGCTCAACTTCACAGGTTCGTGGCCTGATCTTGGCGAACTCAAGGCGTTCAAGCCATGGAATAAAAGGGAGTCAAAATGAGTCTGATGGATCACATTCTGAACGTCGCAGGCTTTGGTCCAGGCACCTTTGAAGCTGCCGATATCAAATCAGGACACACAATCACTAAGATCGATTGGGACGGTTGCATGGCTAACGTCCGCAAGGAAATCGACACTGGCGACATTGTTAGGCACGCGCCTAGCCCACATTCAAACGGTCGCTATCCAGGCATCATTGTGAAATGGGACAAGAAAGGAGAGCGCTGGGAGCCATTACAGCATGTGCGTCGTGTCAATGGAGCATGGGAACTTTGGGAATAAAGGAGGAACCTTGATGTTGTTCAAATTTGATGGTGTGATCGATGGCAAGGACCTTGCCAAGTTCATGTGGTTCATGGGATCCAACATGAAAGTGTATGATATGAAGGTCGTGCCTGTCGTCAATGCGCGTCCGCAGCGCAATGGGGCTCTGGCTGCGAAAAGTGATGGCACGATCAAGGGCATGCTGCTGGCCTGGATCAAGGAGACTCAGGTGGCAGAGTTCACGACCCAAGACGCGGCTGGTGCAATCAGCAAGGAGTCAAAACATTTAACTCCGGTTCTCGCAGAGCTCATCAAAGAGAAGCGCATCAAGCGCCTCAAGCGTGCTCACTACAAGGTGCTGAAATGAACATGAGAGAACAGATCATCGAAAAGGTGCGGAAGTGCAAAACGCTTGAGGAGGTCTACGAAGCGATGGAAATCTCACCATTGAGCGCTGCTGCCTATTATGTTGAATTGCTCTGGGAGGCGTTGAAGAAATGAAGCGCTACAAGACATACGTCTTCCGCGATCAGGACCCTGCCGTCGGAAATGTGCTTGAAGAGTTGAATGGCTACAAGCCGCGAGAGATCAATCAGATCAGCGGGCTCAGCGCTTCAACTATCCGCAACTGGCGCTCCAAGAAGACCAAACGACCGCAACACACAACGCTTGCTGCAGCGTTGGGCGCGGTGGGGAAGGAGTTCCGCATTGTGGACAAAAAATAACCCGCCTTTGCAGGCGGGTCAAGTTGCTCCTGGGAGGAGTCCAGTTAAGCCTTCAGACCACCGGTGAGGTTGCTGTCGCCAACTTTCAACGCGTCCAGATCTTCTTCTGTCTCGAGTCTGCCATGAAGATTGATTGAAGTTTGCAACAGACCTTCCAACTCCAACTCGCTCTCTTGCTCCCCGTGCAGCACTATGTAAAGGCCATTGTCGGTGTCTAAGCTGAATACAAAAGCAACATCCTTGCCGGTGAGTGCATAGCTGCCAACGTCCGGATAGATCTTTCTGTCAGCATCGAGATCAACATCTTGGCCGGTGAGCGTGTAGCTGCCAGCTCCAATCGTGATCTTATGGCCGAAGTCGAGATCAACATCTTGGCCGGTGAGCGTGTAGCTGCCAGCCTCTGCCGGCATCTTGACGTCGAAAATAATCGCTTGACCGGTGAGTGTGTAAGCTCCGGCATCCGGATAGATCTTTCTGTCAGCATCGAGATCAACATCTTGGCCGGTGAGTGTGTAGCTGCCAGCCTCTGCCGGCATCTTGACGTCGAAAATAATCGCTTGACCGGTGAGTGTGTAAGACCCTGCACCGAGCGTAAGCTTGCGGCCGAAATCTAAATCAACAGCTTGTCCTGAAAGTGTGTAAGATCCAGCATCGATTGTTATGATGTAGTGATTGACAGTGCCGCCAAATGCGGCTGTTGCGACTGGCGCTCCTGATACTGGAGTGAATGAAGGCATTAGGTCGCTGTTGACTCGATCAATGCTGGGTTGATCTTCATCGTTCCAGATATTACAGTAGAGATTGCACTGTCAGATCCAGTAACCTGAGCTTCGTGATAAAAAGTTCCCTTCAGACTTTCTGTATCGCTTGGATTGAGTGTGACTGTGAACACTCCATTCGCCGCATCCGTAATCGAAATTCCAGAGCCGCCAGTGGCTTTTGATATGGATGACGCCTTACCAAAGCTCCGTCCTGCCTGCCACTTGATGCTTGCGTCTGTAATATTGACTGGGTTACCGGAAGCGTCTTTGACAGAGATCACGAGCGTCTTTGTGTCTCCGGCAGTCATGACGAAATTGGTTGTCATTGTGAACCCGTAAACCCTGTTTGATGTCGATCCAGTGAGGAGCACCTGATTGATGCCCGCTTGAGAAGTTGAGATGGTGAAAGCAATTTCATTCCCGGTCAGCGCATAAGATCCAGCTCCTGCCTGGACCTTGGAGCCTTTTCTGAGTGTGACTGCTTGGCCATTGAGATTGAAGAAGCCTGTCTCTATAGCCAGCAGGCCTCTTACATAGAGGTTCGGATCTGCAACAGGAGCGCCGCTGACTGGCTGGAAGGCCGGCATTATTTATTGCCGCGCCCATCACTCATGTAGCGCCCGCCGACAGCGCGAGCGAGAGAGCCGATATCTGTTTCTAGTTCATAGAGCGGCTCTTCAATTTTCCTGATTTCATCATCCATCTGCCTGAGACGAGCTTGCATTTCATTCTTGAACTTGTCACGAGTTTCACGCATTGGCGTAGAAATGGCGCGGATTTCATCGCGCTTACGGACAAGTTCGTCGAACTCAGCTCGCAATCTTGATTTCAATGCCGACATTGCTCAGTTCCCTTTTTGCTTCCTTGTAGCCACGTAGCCAGATGAGCGCAGCATTCCACGCTGCGCCTTCGGTTTCAATTTCATGCGCGAATGCCTCACCGATCTCTGGAAGGATGCCTACGCGTATGATGTAGACCTTCTTCTTGAATGGGTGATACTCAAAACGGAACTGCGGATAGTTCGGCGTCTTGAGGTGCATGATCTTGTTTGTTGGATCGCTCATGCAATGGTCAAGATGCCATTGGTTGCATCCGCATCCCAGGTAAAAGTTTCGGTATCCTGCAACGTGATAGAGCTGCCATAGTCGTGCCAGCAGATCAATGGGTCCGCAGGCGAAGTTGGCGTGTCATTGTAGAGCACTGCATAACGCAGCGGACCAATAGTCCCACCTGATGCTGTGAACACAACGTCGGCAAGAACCAGCTTGTAGGTGCCGGTTGTGTGCGATGAAGATGAAATTGTCGCTTGTGTTCCGCCAGCGGTATATCCATTGCCAGCGGAAATCTCTGTGATGTTCGCCTTGATTGTGTTGGTGGCAACCGGCGCTGTATTGGAGAGCATCACCTTGAGAGTGTCAGCTCCGAGATTGTGAACGCCCTCGGCGATGTTCTCAACAAAGACTTGAAATTTATTGTATGCGACCATTTCTTCACTGCCTCATCTGTTCGAGAATTTCGGGCGGCATCTTCAACTCCTGCCGTTGCTGTCTGCGCGTATTGACGTAATTAACAAATTCAGGAAACTTGTCTGAGTTCATAATCTCTTGTTGCGCCAAACGGCGATAAGCTGAAACCTGATTCTTGAGCCATGCCATCTTTCCGCCTTCAGGTCCATTCGACATGAAGTTGTAGACTTCAGACAACTCATGCTTGCCAGAAACAACCTGATTCAATAGATCCTTGAGCCCCACGCCCCAGGCAGGGTGCTTGAGCTCATTGCCGGCGAGGCGCACGTATTCGTCATACACCTTCGGCCATTCATAAAAGTTGACATCAGCCCCCATGAATTCGCCCTTCTTCTTGATGCGCTCAATGGAGCCGCCAAGACGAATGATCTCTTGATCAATGGGCGAGCCCTTCTGTTTGGTGACCTGAGCTGGCGACAGAACATCATAAGCCTTACCGAACACTTCTTCCGGCTTACGCTCCTCGCCCCAGAGATCACGAACAGGGGGCAAATTTTCTGACATCCAGAACAGGCGGTTCTGAATGCCATCCCACATCGAGTTGACTTCTCGCTGCACAGGATCCGTGAATTGCTTCACCACTCCTTGCGCAGAAGAGAATGGCACAAAGCCGCCGACCTGGCGGTTCATCCAATTGGCTGCAGCTTGAGAACCTTTCTCTGAGCTCTCAATCGCCATGATGATCTGCGAAATGCCTTGGAAGTAAGTCTTGTCAACAACAGTCGTTGACATGATGCCTATGGCCGCGCCCATGATCTCTTGAAGCTGATCAAAGTCTTCTGGTGCAAGATCCTTGGAACGCATGATCTCGGCGACTTGTCCCATGACAGTGAACGGCATCGCAAGTGGATCGCCACGGTTGAAGGAGTAGTATTTTCCATCAACAAGAGCGCTGGATGGCTGCCAGCCGTCGCGCATCAATGCTTCCTTGCGGCCGCGCTCGCGCGGACCGGTGCCGGTGATCTGTCCATTGGCTGCAAAGTCCATAGCAACAGCCATGATGGCAGTGCCAGTTGACATGCGAGCCAATGCCAGATCGCGCCGCGCGCCGCCAGCGTCGATGTCGTCTCTCCAGCGCTTCACAAGGAATGCAAGCGGCGTGCGCTCGAAAGTGTAGCGCAGAATATTGGTAGGCGTCTTTACGAATGGCAGCACTGCGAAAGTTGGATTGTAGCTGCCAGCATTGCGCGCCATGCTGATTGCTGTGCCGATCTCTCCCATCTTAGATTGGAATGTCGCGTAAAGCGCCGCGTCGGCGGCCGCGATGCGAATGTGCTCAGGAGGATCATTGACGATCTCCATCATACGCTTCCACAAGTCTGGTCCAGTATAGCCCTCGTCTGTCGCCTGCCGCAAAGAGTGTGCATGCAACTCCATGCGATAGCCGATAGTCTTGAAGAATTCGTCGCCTGCTGCCAGAGCATTGCCTGGCAAACGTACAACTGTTCCCATGAAGTCGATGGCGCGCCCTGCTGTTGAGCTGACGAACTGTTGAGTCTCAACAGCAGAGTAACCACGTGATTCAGCAATGTGTCGAGAAGAGATCGCGCCAATGCGCTCGTCCATCTTGGAGCCAGGTATGGCTTGGCCTGTTTCACCATAGACGGCAGCGCGTCCTGCCAGGCGGAATGCGTCCTTGAGCGACGTCACCCAGCCATACATCATGGCGATGGCCTCTCCATCAACCACGCGTGAACCACTGACTGCTGTGCCGAGAAGGTCTCCTATCGCTCTTGCGGCTGAACGCTCGTAAACCTGTTGCGCAGCGGTGACAAGATTGGAAGCGAAGTTGGCGACATGCGTTTTGGGGTTCCACAGAAGGCCAAGGACGAAGGCTTCCTTAACCATGTCCATAGAAACAGCCGCCCAGGAACGTTTGACCATAGTGTCAATGGCAGCAGGCGGCAAACCTTGCGCCTTGAGAATGGCCATGCGCTTGGCCAGCTCTTGCGTCACTTTTGCGCCACCAGCTCCATCGATGAGTTGTTGAATGTTGCGTGCCATCTCGACATTGCCACCAGCCGGGATCGCCCAGGACTGAAGTGCACGCGCGGTCTCTGTTCTTGCCGCAATCACTTCAGTCTGGATCGCTTGATGCACGGCGAGCATGCGGCGGAAATTGTATTGGTCGGCAAGCGTTGCTGTCGGCAGCGCAGCTTTTTCCGCGAAGCCGAGAAGCTGTTCTGCCGACGTGTTCAACAGCCGCCGTGCCGCTAGCGCTTGCTCAGCATTGAAGGGCTGACCTTTCTGACGCTGCAGCAGCTCGTCAACCCCCATGCCAAGGCGATCCGCCAGTCTGATTGTCTCCTCATTGGATTGCACACCGCGCCGTGCTTCATTGATCTCGCCCTTGAAGGCGTCTGCCAGGTCGCGGATAACCTGCTTGACGTCGTCAGGTTCATTGATACGGCCGAAGTTGACATAGACATCTGGTCCCGGTGCTATAGCACCTTCGCCGGTCGCCCCGACCGGGCTGTCATCGGTCCGCAGCACGCGCGCAATGCCTGCGCGGCTCGCGGCGTCCTCCGCGCTGCCGACCAATCCCTGGGCCACTACCTGTGAGGGCACGCCCGTTTCGGTGGCCTCCATGGCTGCGCCGAGCTTGTCCCTCCCGGCTAGCTGGGCAGGAAGAGCCATGGCGCGGGTCTTCCCGCCCACGCTTTTGGTCACTAGGCCATCGAACCCGGCCTCCTGCAACCTGGGCACCACGGCACCGAGGATGTCGCCCGTTAGCCCGGCTGGGCCAACAAGCGGTGCCTTCCCGGCCAAGGCCAATTCTGGGTCAGTGGCCAGCAGCCGATCCATCACGCCCCTGACCTCGTCGGTGATCTCCTTGTCGCCAATGGAGGTCAGTGACCGGTAGATTTCAATCAGCCAAGTCTTGAAGCGCTCGAAGGCGGACTGGAGCTGGGGTGAAGGCGCGCTGCCCTCTGCCAAGTAGCGCTCGAAGCCCTTGGCCCATTGCTCATGGTGCGCACGGGTGAGCTGGGTGCCGTCCTGCACGCCCAGCCAGCGGAAGACAGTGTCGAGGTCGTCCTTGAGCTGCTTGGGCGCTGCATCCATTGCGGCGTCGCGCATGAGCTCGAAGAAGAACAGGTGACCCGCTTCATGCTGGAAGGTGGAAGCGTCAGCCGTGCGGAACAGCTTGACAACAGCCTCATTGCTCTTGATGTCGATGATGCCTTTTGGGTGACCAAAGTAATCTGGCCCGCCGGGTGCATCCTCCCACCCACGCGGGTTCTGGAACAACCGAAAGCCATCCTCACGCGCCGTGCGGCGGAGTTCAGGCGTGATCTCTAGGACGTGGACCGGTTCGGTTTTAACGGCAGGCCGCATGTCCACATCGTAACCGACTTTCTGCATGAGAGCGTATGTTGACCCAAGTCCATGCACTTGCATCGCTTGATCGAATGTTTTCCCGCCCTCCATCGCGTCTGCAATTATTGCAATATGTTTAATTTCGGATCTGGAGAAGCCAGTGAGAATGCCTTGTGACTGCTTGTCTAGCAAGTCTTCAACCACTTCATTCAACTTCGCTGCAGTCGGAGCTTCTCCTCTGAACACCGTTTCGAGGCTCTGCCCCGTAACAACCTCGCCCTGCTTCACCTGCGCCTTGTGCGGCTTGCCGAGATCATTGGCAGCGTTGACCAGCATGCGGTCGTAGAACGACTTCATGCCTTGGCCGCCTAGCTCAAGGTCTTCTCCTTCGAGAATGCGTTTGCCAACAAGGCGGCCATTGGAAGCATCTTGCCACTCTTGCACAAGCCGTTTCATCGCAGGCTTGTTTCTCTCAAGATTAGTTATAATGCTCCATTTGCCAGGCTCATTGGCGGCAGGAAAGGTGAAGTTGTCATCTCCAGTGAATTCCCGGACATACTTGACAATGTCGTTTTCGATCTGAGCAACCTGCCTCACTGACGAAGGTTGCGTCTCCAGGATTTTCCGCGCCATCTCAGCGCCTACGATCTCCTTCAGACGTTCGCCATCGACATCGCGCCAGTGCAGTTCTTCACGTCCATTCTTTGGCGTGGCGCGAAGTTGCTTGGTCGCTTCGTCATACTCAATGCGCTTCAGCTCACGCGACAGCGACCAGCGATCATTCTGCTGCTTGCCCGTGGTCCATGCGATCTGGTCATAGCCTTCATCAGCCGCGAGCTTGATCATGCGTTTGAGCATAAGCTCATGCCAGTTCTTCTTGAACGGGGCGTCAGGAACCGCTTTGTCAGATTTCTTGGCTTCAAATTCTCTGAGCGCATTCAGAGCATCAACGTACTTCTTGGCAATCTCAAGATCTTCTGGCTTGCTGAATTCCCATCTCTCAACTCCATCACGCCACAGCGCGCCTCTGGCCTCGTGAACGGTATCAAATCCAAGACGATCATTTTCCTCTATGACTCTGTTGATCTCCGGGATGAGATCTTTGTGGGCCTGCGTCAAGCGCTCATGCTCCGCTTTAGCATTCGGCTCCTTGTACCCGCGCTCGCGACCTTGCTGATGCCAATCGCTCTGGATCTCCTCGATGAAGAGAGTCTTGACCTTGCGGTCTTCGACATGCGCAAGCTTGATCTGTGACTTCAGATTGTCAGGCAGCGACCAATAGTAACCGTTAGCCGCTTCCAATGACGGAAAGATCTGACTCTTGTTGCCTGAACCAGTGTTGACCCACTGGTAGCCTTTCTGCCCGGTGCCGAGCTCACGCTCCGTGACGCGCGCATGCGCGAGCACGTTGTCTTCGTGCCAATGATCATCAACACGGAAGGTGCCGCCGCTGTCAGCGACGTCAACGCCGGTGAAGTTTTCTTCCCTGACCTGAAGATTAGTTCCTTCCGGATAGCGAGACCTAATTTGTGCGACCTGTTCCTCGCTGAAGGCCATGGCCGGTGCCGGACTGTCCGGAACATCTACCCACCAAACCCTTTTTGCAGGATTTGGAACAACACGATCATTGTCAGGTAGAGTCAGCAAGATCTCGCGGTACTTGGAGTTTGGGCCGGGGAGGATGTGAGTGCCGTGGCGGGTTACTTCTGCTGCATCAGACTTTGCAATCTGTTCTGCAGCGATCTGGCTCCAATCTACCAGTGCACCAAAATCTTGTTCATTGATTGCACGGTTGAAATCTTCAGCGATCGCTCTAGCACTTTCAGGAGAATAAACCCTCTCAATAACAATGCCGCGATTGTCAATAACTTCGAAGGCAATGTTCGGGCCAGCCTCAACTTCTCTGTAGTCGGCCGTTACATTTTCACCACTGGACCAGCGCCGATAAATCCTGTCAGCTTCAGCCATGACTTCATCCTCATCGATGAAGCCAGCTTTTTCGTTGTCCTTCCTGATCTCCTTGATCTTCACCTCAGAGATGCGCAACCATTCCTCGATCTCTGCCTTGGTGACCATCTGGCCTTTGCGGTCTTCCAAGAACTTGTCGATGCCACGCCACTTGATCTCTTCTTGCTTGACGCCTGCGGTATTCTTCAACAGCCCCAGCCACTGGCCCGCCGAGCCCTTGTCGAAGGAGGCGCCACCGACGGCCCGGTCTATGACGGAGAAGAAAGGAGGAGCGGCGCCGCGTTGTTCGAAGGAGTAGCCTTTGCCTTTCCACTTGCCATCAAGAAATTGCTCAACGGTCAGATCGATGTATGAATCATCCTTGGCGCTTGCGACACTGATCCTCTTGACGCCATTGAGAAGTTCCGGCTCCTGCGCCATGACTTGTTCAATGAATTTGCGAGTGTCCTTGATGGCATCAATATTGTCGATGGTGAGTTGGCCATCAGGCCATTTGCGCATGCGGAACATGCCTTCAGGACGCCAAGCAAGCGCTTCGTGCGCTTCCATTCCGAAAAACTTTTTGAAGTCGCTATCGAAGAAATCAAAGTCTTGAAGCGGCGTACCTTCATCTGCGGCCTGTGCATATTCTGGATGCTTCTTGAAGAATTTGTCAACCCACTTGTTCTTGCTTGCATCCGCGAAATTATATGTAGCAATTTGAAAAGCCGCAGATTTCTTTTCGTCAACTCCAAGCTTGTTGGCATTATCGGCAATGGAGATCCACCCATCATGATCGCCATGCGGACCGAGTGCGCCTTCTTCAATCTTGTGCAGTTTGCCATCTTTGATCCAGTAACCGGTGCCAAACCAACCACGACGCTGTTCAAGCGTCTGCTCCTTGGTTGGGCGGAAAGGCATCGGTTCATCTGCATTGACGATGAAGCGCTCAGATGACGGAGGAGCGTCAGACCGCTCGACACGCAGGCCTGACTCCTTGTAGAGATCCATCGCCGTCTTGCCGGTGCCTAGCCGTTCGGCGCGCGCCGCATAGCGTGCAGCCACGACAGCAGCATTGGCGAGAGCCTCTTCCTCCTTCATGCCAGTGGCGCGGAGCTGCGCCAGCATGTCATTGTAAACAGGCTCAGCGGCCTGTCGCAGACGCTCTATTTGCGGGGGCGCTTGGCGCGCTCCAGCGCCTCCAATTGAAGCTGCGTCTCCACCTCCTCCGGATCTCTCGATTGCGGCTGCGAGCCGCTCTGAGGCTTCGAGGCGCTTTGGAGCTGCTGTTGAGTTATCGTAGTTGGCTGCTTCACGTACCAATCCTTCTCTCTTGAGGCGTTCATAAGTCTGTGTCGGAAGGTCTCCGATCTGCTTAAAGTAGTTCTCCTCAATCAATCGGCCAGTGTGAATGAACCGAGAGATCATCCGACGGTAATTTTCTTCAGCGTCCATCCGAACATTGACGACATCAACCGTGTATCCAAGCTCCTTGAGTTTTTGTACTAAGGCAACTATTGGTTCTGAGCCGTGACCGAGCTTCGGAATCACCATGTTCTTGCCGGAACGCGCCAGCTCCTCAAGAACCATGGCATTGATCAACGTGCTTTCCGGATGCACGCGCGTCGATCCTACGCCACCGGCATATTCGGGCAACGTGGCCTTCACATCATCTGCATCAACAACGGCATATCTGAGCTCACGCGCGAGCTTGTCGCCAATGGTTGTTTTGCCAGCGGCAGGTGGGCCGAGGAGGATAATGGCTTCTTTATTCGCAGCGGCGCCGTTAGAGCCAGCATAAGCTTCTGCATTAGCCGCAAGGCGCGGCACGGCCTTGTCGTAACCGACGACCTCCTCGCCATTAAAGTCAAATTTGCGCTGCGCGCGATGTTCAGGAGTGATGTCTTCAATCCTGATCTGTGGCGCCTCAAGATCTCGTTTCTGTCGCTCCATTGCGCGGCGAATCAGCGGATGGGCAGAGATCTCTTCTGGCCGCGCCTTGCGCTCGATGAGGCCTAACACCTCTTCCTTTTCAATACGTGTGCCAAAGGAATCATCCTGTAGCGGGCGTGTTGAAGGCTTTATCACCGGCCCATCAGCTTGTCCCGTCAAGATCGCCCGCAGGCGACGCTCAGTTTCCTCTCTTGCCACTTCTGAGGTCAGGTCGAGCACGAAGGGGTTTTTAGCACTGGCTCCACCAACTGCGGTATAAGGCTCGTCCTTGGTTGCAGCAACAACCGTTCCGTCACCAACCTCGCCATGCAATTGCCGTTGCGCTTCAAGCTCTGGCACTGCCTTACGGGCATTGGCCAATGCGCGTATTCCCCAGAGCAAACCTTCTGTGAGAACGCCCATGCCAGCGCCCTCAATGCCTTGACGCAGGCGATTGAGGGCTTCAGGATCATTGGGGTCTGTGGCAAGAAACTCCGTCACCGGGTTTCTGAGCGGCGGAACCTTCTCAATCAGATTAGAAAGGTTCGGCTCTTCAGGCGTTTGCGTGATCGCATCAGTCAGACTGCCGGCAGCGATAGATGTGGTTATATTGCCAGCTCCGGCCGCCTTACCTGCACGGAACAGCGGGATGAAGCCGGTGAGGAAGCGCGCACCTTCCTTAATGAAGATGCCTGTAAATGTTTCCGCCTTCTTAATGCCTTCATCGCCAGGCAGCAACTCGGTGATGAAATCGAGTGGGCGCTGTATTGCTTGGTCAAGTTTCTTATTACCTGTTGACGGAACGGGGATCTCACCGCCAACATTCGTTGTCATCCAATCAGCCAGACCGGCCAACGCGCGTGAAGTATTCTTGACTGCCAGATTGACGCCACCGACAGCCTGCGGAACGCCTTCAACGAAGAAGCCTTTGCCAATATCCTTGGCAACAGCGCCAGGCGCATCAGACCAATTAGTCTTCTGAGCATGTTCCATGATGATGTCGAAAAGTTCAGTCATGGATTGCGCTTCTGTCACGGACTTAATAGGCTTGCCCGCGATCAATGACTCCATCGCATTGATGGTGTCGGTAGCTTTCTTCACTTCGCTGCGCTGTTCAAGGCGGCCACGCTCAATGGCTTTGCCTAACTCCAAAGAGCGCTGACGCGCGGCTTGTACAGCATCTTCGATTGAGCGATACGATTGGAAGCGCTGCTTGGACTCAAGTGCTTTCTCAACAGCCCAATTTTCCGCTTCAGGCGTTCCAGCATTATAAGGAGGACGCTGTCCTCCCCAAATGCTAGGAATGTTCGTTGGTGCTCCGCCATTGATGCGTGGATCTGTTATCGTGATGCTCTCTTCTGTTGAGACAGACCCATCTGCATTTGGCAGCATCGGTCGTCCATTAGGAGCTATTGTGGACGCTCGCGCACGCATACGCTCCTTGAACTCTTCAATGGCAGAGTCATTGTCGCGTGCTTGCGCCATCTGAATATATTGCGAGGCGATGTCGTCTTCTTTTGGATTGCTTGGAGGAATGAAAATGTCCTCAGGAGTCAGTGAAGCCTGACGGACTTCAGAAGCACGCAGCTCATCTAATTGTGGAGCAATTTCCTCCGCCATGCTCTTCGGCGGAATTAGCCCTTCATTAGCCAATTCGATCTGTTCCTCGTTCTGTTTGAGGATGTCCATGGTCGTCGGATTTTGATCAGCGTAATCAGCAACCGGGAACGGTGTCTTAATCGGAGGAGCCATTCAATTATTTCCTTTGTCCAGGCTGCTGCGCCTTAAGCGCGGTTTCACGCGCAATGATCTCGCGCCAGTTCTTTAGTTTGCGAATTTCAAAGCCTTGCTGCGCTGGCGTGAGCCTTCCCGACTCAATGTCCCGATGCAGAGCCAATTCTGCATCTTCTACTTCTTTCATCGTAATGGCATTGCGCGACTTGTCTCCGAAATAGCGAGAAAGTCCAATAGCCATCTTCATGCGTTCTTGCGCCACAGGCTCATAACGACGCACAATGTTTTGCGCCTCATTGATGATGTCTTCGCGCTTGGCCTGCGGATTGGCTTCGATCCATTGGTCAAATTCAATCAATGCATTTGCTCTGGCTACGCGCATATGTTGCGTAGCCTCTGGTCCGGCTGTGCTCAGCGCGCCAGGATCCAAAGAGGTGCTGACAAGTTCACGACCGGACTTGAACGGACTGGCAGGACGATCGTCTCTGAACGCTGTGCGATTGCGCTGAACCATCGCAGTGTAGGTGCCGGTCTTAAGTTTGCCTTTGTTCATCCAGTCCGTTGCACGCGTCATGAACTCATTTGGATCTTCAGTGTCTATGCGCGTGGTCAGATCCACGATCGCAGCTTGATCATCGATATTGTCTTCTTTGCCCAAGGTCGAGAGCAGACCTTTGTATTCTGTCGGTGAAATCCAAGGCTTGATTTGCTCGACATAATCTGGGCTGAGCCTTCCATTGTTAGCTTGTGTGAATGCTTCTTTCAAGAAGGCTTCGCCAATCAGCTTGGTCTGCCGATTTGCTTCCTCTCTAGCGCGAACATCCATTTGGTGCTGTCGCGTTTCAAGCTGGGACAGCAATGCAATGCGCGTGTCTTCCTTGATGAAGTTGGCTGAACCGCCAGCACCTGCTGCCAGCATTTTTCTGTTCGCCCATTCAATAACGTCGTCTGTCGTCTTGCCATCTAAGATGGCTTTATTGGCAGCGATTGATTTGCTGCCGACCAAGCCGTCTAGAGATACGCCTCTGCCGCTAAGATCCTTTGGCGCAGTCAGCACCTTAACAGCATCACCAGCACCGAGGAAGTGCGCAAGATACATTTCGCCAGGCGTTGGATCACGCTTGAGCGCTTGCTGCAATACCTTCTTATTGAGCGCCGCGAACCTTGCGCCAGCTTCAATCTGTTGCTCTACCGGCGCTGTGGACGCGTCTTCTGGAAGACCGAATTGCTTGGCTGTTTCCGGAACCATTTGGAAAATGCCAGCCGCATTCGACGGGCGCTTGCCAGTTGCAGGATCGACCCTTGGCTTCGCCCCAGGATCGAGTGAAGACTCAGCACGCGCTGCCGCAACAAGGTAGGCTGGATCAACTCCGTGCTTGGCCGCAGCTTGGGCAATGGCACCTTCCGTCGTGTTGGCGGCATAGCCGCGATTGCGATCGAGCAGCATTCGAGCGGCAGCAAAATTGCCTCTCTCAATATGAGAGCGAACAACGCTCTCCACCACTTGCTCACGCGCTGTCTTTTGCAGTTCACGCAATTTGTCCGGAGGCAGAACGCGCTCAAGAGACTTAATGGTAGAGTCAACTCGGTCTATGCCAGCATCCAACTCTCCACTTGCTCCAGAAGCCCTTGCCACTTCTCCAACATTCGCTGTTGCCTCATCAACAACTCTAGTAACGCGTTGGTTGTGCGCAGTTACAGCAGAACGCCTAGCCGCTGCAATGCGCAATTGCATAGCTGCACGAATTGCAGCCTCCTTGCCATTCTTGCTCGGATTGAACTGCCCGCTGGATAGCAACTCTTCCATTAATGAATTCTGCGTCTCAGCGAGGCGCTGATCCAGCTTGTTCACAAAGTCTGGCTTGCTGGAATCAGGACCATTGAGCGCGTCCGTTTCAATAGGAGTGACGCGCTTATTGTACTCAAGTTGATATTTGTCAACAAATGATCTGTCTTCCGCGTCCTGACGAGTTTTATATAGTTCTTTGAATGTGGCAGCAATGCCCGACAGATCTCTAGAAAACTCATTGAGCGCATCACCCATCGGGTCTCTGACAGGCGAAAGAAGGACCGTTGATGGGCGCATAGAAACGCCAGGGTCCTGGCCATGACCAGGACGTTGAATTCCAGCAGGCGTCAAAAGCTCATTAGCCATTAACCTCCTCCTCCGCCGCCAAGAGCTGCTTGTGTCGCCATTTCATTTATTGCCTTGCTTGTGTCAAGAAAGCCTGACAGACCTCTGCCTAGGGCAGAAAGATAAGAAGCCTTGCGGATGTTCTCAACGCTAGCGCGTCCAGTCTCACGCGCGATGCGCGCTGTTTCCTTATTGTGCCATGCTGAACGTTCGAGTAGTGAGGCTGCGTTTCTGGCACGAGACGACTTGGTCATCGAATCAAAAGCAATGCGTTGTGCTCCAAATTCAATTTCCTGGAAGATCGCTTCATCAACCAGCAGCGGGGATCCTTCCATGGAAACACCTGACGCTGAAACAATTGCGCGGCGACTGGCAGCACGGGCGCTTTGGGTGCGTCGGTAATCTTTCGCATTGGCAGCGCCTTGTCGCGTTTCAGACTCAGCGAGCTGCCTGGCAACCTTTGCATTGAAGATGTCGGCTTCAGACTGCGCATCCGCTTGCCTTGCGCGGTTCTCGGCTTCTACTTGCGCATTGAAGGCATCAGCTTTGCCTTTCTGCAGAGCGCCTAGAACGCCGACAACGCCGCTAGCAACAGTTGCTCCCATCGTGAGCATTGCCATTCTTCTTCACCTCATAATGGCATAGAGCGAAGCTCCAGTGCCATCCGCAAAGAAATAAGGATAATAGGAGACTTCGAGCTTGAACCCGAGTTGCTTGATCCACCTAACAGAGGAAAGCAGCATCGGATTAACATAGGCCTCAATGCGAGGATAATTGCTGTCTCTGATAACCCTGGAAACGATCTTGTGAATATAAACAAATGACACAGGATCATTCGTGCGTTGAAAGAGACACCAAGCCAGGGCGCGATACTTGTGACATTCTATCAATCCGCCGCATCCAATTGGAATATCATCATCATTGAATATGGTATAAGACGCACCGCCATCTTTCAGATGAATGAAGTCTTCTGTCTTGGCGCCAACAACAATGTTCTCTTGTCCTGCGAAATTCTTGAATTGATCGATGTGCTCAATTTCAAATTGGGCTGTACGCATTTATTGAGCCCTTACTTCCATGCGCGGAGCCAGGCCGAGAACAGTCAGCGGCAAAGGTTGTTCGCATTCGATATAAATGCGTGAGTCGCGCGACCAAACGCCGTCTGTTGACGGAGCGATCTCTCCGGAGAAAAGCGGAATGGCGTCGTCTCTGTCCATGTAGTCGCGAAGGAATTCTTGTGAATAAAGCGTGTGCTGGCGACGGCCCTGCTCTTCGTCATACTCAACTGTTGTTACATCGAAAGTTGTGGCGTCAAGAAGAATGATCCCGACTTCAGAGATAATCTTCACCTTGCCGACACCAGACCCGCCTTCCATATTTGGCGGTGCCAGCTTCAGACTTTCATAACGTGATTTGTAACCAAGCCCAACTTGCGCCTTGGTGACTTGCTCATTCAAAGAAATGGAGCCAGACGAAACAATTCTTGTTGGATGGATCTTTCCGTCTGCCAAGATCCTAACGGTCTGCCCTTCAAGATGATCGAGGCCGGTGATGACTGAAGTGGCAGAGCCGTCATATGTCAGACCGCAGTCAACATAGAAGGCGTCTTCCTGTTGCGTGCGCATTGCCGCTTGCCATTCGGCTTCCGTGTCGTAATCTTCGCGCAAAGGACCATCGAAGAAGTATTCCATGAACTCAATGTAACGTTTGGTTGATCCGTTAATCGTTCTTTTAACGATCATCCACAATTCATTACGCTCGTCGGAAGTGTGCGTTTGCGTGTCGTCATTCGCTCCTGGGATGACGGCTACACTTTCAACAACCGCGTCTCCACTACCAAATGATCCACCAATAACGGTTTGTGACCAGCCAAGAACTTGATGCTGTTTGTTGTAACTCAATGACGCCATTCTGCCGTCTTCTCTTCGGCACCATATGATGGAATACGGATTACGCTGATAGACCATCTCCTCCAGCTTAGAGGTAAACATATGATCTGAAAGGATCGTCAAATCAGTCGCGAGGAATGAGTCCTCTTCCAAAGAGAAGCCAAGATCATGAACCTCTCTGCGAGCGCGATCGGCGAAAAGAATGGTTTGATTGATCTCGATATTCTTGGTGTCAGCGCAAGGCACGGCAGCATGCTGCTTGGTAGAGATGTCGCTGGGGGTCACCACAGCTCCAGAGGAACGAATGACCCACTGCCCGCCTGCAGTGCCGACCATCAAGTTCTTCTGGCCACTGACCCAAAAAATTGGATTGATCTTTGTAGAACGTAATGTCACTGAAATGGCATCATCATCCTGAGCTGTTAGGTCGCCTTCAGAGAAGGAATCAAGACGCATATTCTCGATCTGTCCTGACTGCGACATCCACAGAGAGTTGGGTTTGGCTTCCGTGTTCGCAAACACAGATCGTCCGTCATAGAACCCTACCACCTTTGGATAGCCTTGGTCACCACCCCAAGCACCAAAGCGCCATGACTCAGTTGGAGCCGTTGAAGCTAAAGCTCTGAGCACGAACAGCGTCACAGAGGTGCTGCTGCTATAAGCAGTGATCACTCCATAACCAGCCTCTTGTCCAGGCCATTCCATGCGAATCAGCCGTCCGACATCCGCTGAGGTGAATGGAGAAAAGCCCAGAGCGGTTAGTGTCACGGATCCTGTAGTTGCACTAGCTTCAAGAAGACTATGGTCCTCGCTGTAAACTTGAAACCCGCCGATGCCTGCACGGCCCTTGTCATAATCATTATGCGAAAATTCAGCATGCAACGTTGTTCCGGAGGTCGTGAACTCATAAGACGACCAGCCTGGATATTGCGTCGTGTTAATATATTGCGTGCCGCCAGCGGCGCTGCCGAGCTTGACGGTCACTGGTCCAGCAGCAACCACGAGTATGTGCGCGACATGTTTCTTGCTAGTAACAACAGTTGCGCTCGTTCTCAGTATGGCAACCCCGGTCCCGCCAGTCGTCCCAGGATCAAGCTCTGCAAATTTGCCAGCTTCATTGAATACAACGAAGCCATCGCCTGTGGAATTGTCGGTCCATCCTATCATCCCGTTTTCGAACAATGAGTTGGAAACGAGCTGCATAGTTGCAAGATCATCGCCGTTGTGCGTCTCAAGATAGGGGCCATCTGTAAAGAACGCTTGAACAATGGACCAACTACGATGCCCTCTGCGCTCGATCTTCCGAACAGCATAATCTGGATGGCAGACGTAAACAACGTCAGCAGCTTGGAAGTAACGAAGATCTTCCAGGTCTGCTGTTGCATAAGGAGAGACTAGTTCAAGCGCTGCATTGTCGATGAATTCAACATTGTCAACGAAGCCATTGCGTGCCGGAGAATTCGTGTTGCGAAATTGGATTGAGATCGAAGTAGCGCCTGGAGTGAAGCTGATTGAATGCTCTCCTTCTCCGAGGAGAATTTCGCTCAGAACCTCAGATCCTGTATTTGAAGTGCCAACTTGAAAACCGATCTTCCCGCCACCGGCAATGGCGAGTCGAAACTTCAGAACGTGCACTTTTGCAGTGTGGCTGGCTCCAATCGAGATGGTTTGTCTAGCCCAGGCGACACCGCCTGACGTTCCAGTCAATTGCAAACGTTGATTTGTTGAGTCATGAGCAATTGCAGCGCCGCCAGTCGAAGCGTCCGTCCATCCTGTTATGTTCGAGGCAAATGTGCCATTTGTGACGGCTGCGTCTGTGTCGTCAACAGTGAGACTTCCTTGACGACGATAAAAGCGGAAATAGTTGTTACCAGCCTCGATGATGTAAGAGTCATCCTCAGAAAACTCGAATGGGATGAGCTTTGTAGATAGAGAAGAGGATTTAACTTCCTTGACAAATCTGGTGCCAGGACGACGAGAGATGCCGCCCTGCGGAAACAATATGAAATTGCGGCACAATTTTGCCGCATTAGCGTAACGCTCGAAATCAACCCGCGCTTCCATGCGCGGGGAGAATTCACCAGAATTGATCGATGAAAGAAATGGAGTTGCCATCAAGCCCTCGAATAGTCAGGGAACCTTGAGGTGATCCAATCGCCCTCTGCCATCTTCTCTGGATAGTCCTCAATTCCATCGATGGACTTCGAATGGCTCAAGGAGCGCCTGTAAGCTTTGTCAGCCAGCTCAGCCGCTGAAGCAGACTTCGAAAGTGCCAATGCCAAGTCTCTGGCTAAGCGCCAAGCGAGTGCTTCTCTGAATGAAGCGCTGAACAGATTTGGATCTTCGATGTCCCAAACATACCTGATGTAAATCTGATTTGAATTAGTCACCAACACGCGATCATCGCTTGATTGAAACTCAAGACGATAATCAACGATTGAGTGATCGTCATTGTGCGGGTGAACCGAAACTAATCGGATCAAATCTTCTGGCAATGGATAAGTGTAATCCCAGCCAAAGGTCGGATCTGTTGATGATGCGGACAATTGACTTCGCTTAATGGCGAAGTTCCAGTTGTGCAAATTGAGCAGATCGCGACGCGCCTCCTCATAAAGGTCTCGCGCCGCAATCGCTTCCTTGGAACCGCTCTTGGCTAAATCGTCAATGCGATTAGCGCCAATGCGTCTGAGAGCTATATTGACGATGTCTGTTTGTGTCGTCATTAAGCAGCGGCCTCAGCTGACTTCTTTCCAAGCCACTCTTCCGCTTCCTTGACAGAACGAAATTCCTTGACGACTTCGCCAGCGGCATTCTGCACGATGCCTTTGCCCTGAAAGCCGCGACGGACAATATAGCCGGAGCGATCATCTTCAGCAGCCTTCTTCTCGGCTTCTGGTTCTGGCTGATTACTGGCCAAGAATGCGCGAGCCTGTTTCTCCTCGACGAATGCTTCGATGATGTTTCCTTTTTCATCGACCACTTGCCAAGAGCGACCAACTTGCCTGATCTCGAGCTTGAGATGGTGCAACGGATTTGCAATTTCCTTGGCAGCAGCAACGCGTATGATCTCGGTGACCTGAACAACTTCGATCTTATTGTTCTCTACAGAGACAACGCGATAGCTTGCTAGTTCCTTGAGCCGTTTCCAGTCTGGCTTATCGAATGAGCAAACATGGATCAAATCGCCTGCACGGAAGGAAGAGTATCCATTCTGCAATGCAGCGCCCATGTTGTCAATGTCTTCCAACGGGATCGACACGCGCACTTCCCAGTGCTGCGAGAACGGCATCGGATCTGACATGCACATCGCATTGCGAGGAATTTCAAATCGCTTGTTCATTTCAAAACCTCAAGGTTGGAGATAATCAATCATCCATTGCTGTTCATCATCATTGCCTTCCAGCTTGACGATGTCCTTGCTAATGGTAGCTGATGTCTTGGTGAATGCCTGCAAGTCTCGCTCCAGTTGCTCTTCCTTGTTCTTGATAAAGCAGCTGAAGTCGCTGTCTGCATCTGCCACGACACAGCGCTTAAGCTCTTCCAGAAGATCGAGCTTAGCGCGCGCTTGAGCCATCATTTCTTGAGTCACTGCCAATGACTCATTGAATGAAGCGAGACGTTCCTTTACAATCTTGGATCGGAGCGTCAGCTTGGAAAGCAATGGGTCATCCTGCCACATTGGATAAGGCACAGGCTCATAAGCCAAGCCGCCATCCGCTAGTCGCGTCACTGGCACGCCCATGTGAGCAGCAAGTTGAATGAAGTGCCGGAAGCCAGAACGTTGCTGCCGATATTCCGTGCCATACTCCATGTCCACGCCGTAGATAGCGATCTCGCCATCGACTGGCTGACCTCCAATGGGGCGCAGCTCATTGAGTGCCAATGCCATCATCCAAGCAAAGGTGGAAGTCATAAAGAAAGTGCCAAACCGCGCGACAATTTGTTCGTGCGGATAAACGGTTAAATTCTTTGCCAGGCCAGGCTCCGGATACATCATGATGAGCTCAGTGTCGCCAATGAAGCCGCTGAGTGACTTGCGCCAAAGATTGGCCCAATCCTGCGGCTCGCCGTCTAGGCGATGCAACTCAAACCAGCGCGTTGCGCGAGTGACGTATTCAGCACGTTGCGACACGCCCCAGATTTCCCAGGAAGGGTCAGCATAAGGAGCAGCTATTCCCGAAGCTGCAGTGCCTACCATCGCAATTTTTCTTTTCATAAACTCTCTCCCATGAAGAAGTAGGGAGGAGCATTTGCGCTCCTCCCTTTTGGCTTGCTTAGGTGCCGCCCAAGAAGACGGACGCGCCTTCGTTCACGGCAGTCGCCTGATGGCCGTGGCCATAGAGACGCCAGCGCGAAGTCGAGGTCGCCTTGACATGGAACCATTCGCCTTCAGCTTGCAACTGAATGCGACGATTGCCGACGCTGTCATAGGTGACACCGGTGCCTCCACCAGCCGCGCCATCAGACGCGTCCATGGAGAAGTCAGAAGCCGAACCGCCAGCATCGAAGTGGAAGATCTGCGTGCCGCTATCGACCTTGAAGACGATGACTTCCGCGCCCGGATAAGGCGTGGGAAGCACCGCTCGAGAGCCAGTAGCGATCGATGTTCCAACTTCGTAGAAGCCGACCTTCAGCTTGCCGTCACCAGCCGCAGTGCCCGTCGCCCAGGTGCGGATCGGCAGGTCGCCACCGGCGAACTTGCAGACCACCGCAGTCTGAGAAGCGGCGGAAACACGCACGAGCATGTTGCCGTCGGAGCACTGGCAGAAGATGTGGTCTCCTGCCGTCAACCCAACAACGTTCACGCTCGACGACAAGAAGTAGCCGTTTGCGAGAACCGTTGCCATTGAGTCGTCGGAGGTGGAATAGTGGAAGCGCAGCTTGCCAGCAGCGCCGCCAGAGAGCAGGTGGAGAGCAGAAGCAGAAAATGCCATGTTGTCTGTCCTCCTTTAGACCGTGACGACAGTCGGCAACGAAGCCGAGTCATCAAGATCGAGCTCGAACACACCGGTGTCGTCGATGAGGCAAGCCCCACCAGACATCGAGTGGTTCACGAAGTGCGCAGCACGATCGCCGTGCCACGTAATGTCGGCAGCCACAGCCTGGTTCTGAGCCGCGTTGCCAGCATGTGCACCAGTGGCATAGCCAGCAGCGGACTTGTGCCAGGCGAAGCCCTTGGCAGACGAAGTGCCCACGCCGGACAAGCCGGTGTGAACAGTCCACAACGCATTCATCCAACGCCGCCAGGTGAAGATGGGCATGCCCTGCTCCATCGGACGGTTCATCGGATCAACGTAGTCGGCGCTGGCGAAGGACTCAACCTTCATTGCCGCCGAGTAGGCATGCGAAGTCAGCACAACGAAGCGCATGCCATCGTTGGGCACGTCGGCAGCATCGAGAGAACGCACCGTGGCAAGCAGCGAGTTCTCGATGCCCATGACCGAGGTGTAAACCCAAGTCACAGCCGTCGTGGTCGTTGAGTCCAGCGCCGTGAGGATCTGGTCATCGACCTTACGACCCAGCGCCCAGGCACCACCTTGAGCGATAGCCATGCGCTCATCGTGGTTGACCTTGGCCTCGTCCAGCTTGTCCACCCAGTCGCCCGCGTAGAAATCCGAGAGCGTGCAGGTGATAGCCGTGTGGTCCTGGTTCATCGGAGTGATGACACCATGACGCGCCTTGGTGGTGGCCACGCCCTTGCCGATCTTCTGGAAGGTCGTGGACGTACCAATCACATTGTCCTTGGTGCGGACAGCGGGGCGAAGGTATCCACCCTGCCTCTGGAAGAGGTGGTGGACCTCAGCCTCATACTGCCGCACGAAGGAGGAGTCAATTGAAGTAGACATTCAATTCCTCTTTCGTGTTGAAGTTTGGGTTGAGTTTACCTTCTGCACTGGTAGCCACTTGACGAGCATTGCGGTAGCCGGTAATTCGGGGCGCACTGCTCATTCTTGTGGGGCATTGCAGTTGGCTGTTAATCAGAAGGAGCGATTGCCAGCGCCGACGATCGGTTGCTTTCCATGCAGCTGAGAGTACAGCGTCTGGAGCTTCTTCTGATGTTCCGGATTGGTGTAGCCCGCAGAGCCGGGCGGCACATCATTATTAAGTTTGTTGATCTGGTCTTGAATGGATTGCCGCTCCTGCGGCGTGGCACCGAGCAACAGCTCTCCTTCGCCGCTCTTGCGACCGAGAGAGGCCATCAACTTGACAATCACCGGATGATCGCCAACCAAGCCGCCAGTCGCTAGCTGCGTTTCATTGAAGAATGCTTGAAGCTCAGGTCCGCCGAATTGATCTCTGAACCGACGACCAATTTCAACATTGGCGTCATAGTCCTTACCCCATTCACGCTTCAAGTCGGCTTCTGCCTGCTTACCGAAATTGACAATGGTCTGTGCCGCTTCATTCTGCAGGTTGTGCGAAAGCTCAACGAACTTGGACACGAGCTTGCCCATAGCGCCTGCCGGAACACCAGCTTCATGTGCGATCGGAAGAACGGCGTCGAGAATGACGTTGTCCGACTCAGTCAGTTGCACACCTTGAGGAAGTTGAATGGCCTCTTTGTAACCATCAGCAGCTTCCGGAATGCCTAGTGCCTTGCGATATTTCTGCTTGTCCTCTTCAGAGGCATTCTCGTCCGGAACCTTGATGCGCTTAGAAACATCATCGCGCAGATTAAGTGCCGTCCTGACAAGATCCTCTGCTGAGGTATAGCGCTGGCCATACTCCTTCAACTTCGGATCATTAATCTGACTGATGAGTTCCTGAAACGCATTTGGGGCCGTCTGTTGGGATTGTGCGGCTTGCTGTCCTTGCGCCTCTTGCTGACCTTGCTGAGCCTGCTGGCCTTGAGTATTCTGTTCACCCTGCGCCGCTTGCTGGCCTTGCGCCGCCTGCGCCGCCTGTTGGCCCTGTTGGGAGGCCGGATCTCCTCCAGACGCATTGTTCTGTTGCCCCTGGGCTGCTGCTGTAGACATGTTCAAACTTCCTTGTTGGTCTCAGGACTTGACTGAATAGTTACCGGCTGCTTCGCCACGAAGCACAGCATGATTTCCGCAAACACGCGGCGCATGCCAGTCTTCCAAGCAAGTGCTCCCGGCTTATCTGCGTCCGAAAAAATTGGTGCCGGATCGCAAATCTGGTGGATCTGAGACAGGACGCGTCGGCCCTGCTCAGCATTGGATGTGCCATTGAAAACTGCGATGAAGTCAGCGGCACGATCCTTGTATGTATAGGGACCGTCATCTGCAGCCCGCACGCGCGGCAGGCTTTCAAGCAATTCTACGAGAGCTTCTTTTCCTTCAATCATTGCTGCATCAACGCATCAGCTTGAGCGACATTCTTGATCGCCTGGGAAACAGGACCAGACGCCGCGAGCGTTTGCTCAAGCTCACCAGCTTCCTGGCGCGCTGCGCGCTCCTCTTCAACCTTCTTGTCTGACTTGATCCAGCGATGTGGCAGACCGCCCCAATCAGGTGAGTCTTTCACGACCTCTTCGCCATCGATGCGATCGATGATGTGCGGCTGCACCTCAGCCAGTGGCGCCAACATCGTGAGCGCATTGCTCAGTGAAGCAATCTCCATCTGCTTGCGCGCTTGCTGGATCGGTGAGCGAAACTTGAACGTGATCTTCTGATCTTGCAATACATCAGGACGCGGCGGAAAAGCTCCGGCTCGATCCATGATGCCGAACACTCGCTCAACAATATGGCCAATGTAGTCAGTTTCAAGACGGCCGAATACAGGGCCAATGACGCGAATGAACTCTTCCTTGCGGGCAACGATCTCTGTCGCCGTCATCTGGCGCGTTTCGATCGGGAGATTGAAGATGTTCTTGAAGAATGCAGCTTCCACCTGAATGCGATAGTCTTGCTGCATTTCCCGACCGACTGGAAGATTGGTTGTGACAGGGAAAGAGCCAACCGGAGTATTGCCGTCGCTCGTGTCAAGAACTGTCACTCCACCAGGGAAGGTGCGCAGCGGAGACATGATGGAGTCATTCAGCACCCAGATCGGCGGGTCCACGGCGCGCTGTCCGCCGACCAGCAAGGTCTTGCCCATGGCCTGCAATGTCTGCGCATCTGGCAATGCGATCATTGCTGGCGAGCGTGCATAAATCTCACCAGGGGCGGTTTCCCAGCGCGGACACGCAGCAGGGAATTCGAAGAAGCCGTCCTCATGAATGATCTTTTCATCCTTGACATCAATCAACGCCGTCAGGAATGGCATGCGACGCTTGCCGAAAGCCTTGGCATCAAAGTCTGTATTCGGCAGAACGATCTGGACGAATTCAAACTTGGAATCAGCAATCTTCTTGCGGTCTCCTTGCAAGACTTCCATGATGTGCTTTCCAGGAGCCTTTCCAAAAGAAAGGATCTTGTCGTGCGCTTGCCGGGCGTTCAGCATCTCCTTGATGGTGATGGTGTCAACAATGCCTTCGCTGTTCTCGTCAATAGCAACCTTAGAAAGATGGAACGACTTGAACAGCAATCCATTCTTCAATGCATTTTCCTGCGTCCACAGCGGACCCCAGCCATAGACGGCAAGCTGCATATCAACTTCGCCAGAGCGCTGAATGAAACGAGCATCTTTGCGATAGATATGATTCCACATCCGGTCCTTGACAATATCAAGCCAGAGCTTAACATCATCAAATGCCTTCAGATCCTCATCGAGCACATCGACATCAAACCAGCTCACCGACTTCGGCTTTGTCAGGCCATCCAGCGTTGTGGCCAGATCTCGCGCGGCGAGCCGCGGAGTGCCATCATAGATGCTGACACCGCGCGGTTCTGCCGGTTGATTGAGTCTGGTGAAATCAGCCTGATGGGGCAGAAAGATGTCTGCAAGCTGCTGCCAAAAATCCATCCAGGGATTTTTGCGATCATCCAGAGCTTTTGCTCGGTCCATCAGGTCATGAAATCGAGCCATCACCCACCTGCCAATGTTCGGCGCACGACTGGAACATCTTCAGCTCTAGTGGCCGTTGAGGTCAGAACGATATCTTTGTTCGCAGACTTCGGCGAGCCGGCACGAGCACGTTGTAATGCAGCCGTCTCTGTAGAAGAAAGTGGCGTGCGCGGAGGAGCCACCGGTTCAGGCGACTCAATGGTGATGTTGCCGCCTTGCCCGCCAGCGCCCATCATGCCGCTAGGAGGCGTGAACATGCGGCCAATGCCCTTGCCGATGTCGTTGAATGTCTTGGTAACAAATGCCATGATCATTTCCCCAGAATGGTTGTGTAGCCAGCAGCGCCACGACCACGCACACCGAGCGGATCGAGCTTAATGCCAGCAGCGCCTGCGCCGACCGGAGTGCCGCTCAAGCTGTCATCGCCAGCATTCGGCTTCACCTTGATCGGCTGATTGGGCGTGCTTTGCTGTGTCGTAATCGATGAATTGCTTGACACAGTCAAGGTCGGTGCGGGCGGCGGCGGGCCACCGCTGCCAGGAAGCGTGAAGGCTCGATTGATCGCCTTGCCCACATCATTGAACGCGCGAGTGACAAATGTCATCTCTCATCTCCAGTTGTGCGGATTGAAACCAGAAGTGTTCTCAACTTTGAAATTCTTCAACTTGACTTCTTCTGCTGAAAATGCTACGCGCTGAGCTTCGCGCTCGGCCAAATAAGCCTTCAGCGTTGCCTCGTCCCAGCCATTACGAATTTCTTCAGGTGTGAGCTTCAATGGAGTGTCTTGCCTAGTATCTGCTTCAATACGACATCCGGACCAACCATGTTTATGATGCGATCACACTCATGGTCCTTGAGTCGAGGCAAAGCAGGATTGGCTCTCTTATGCATGCGTCGAGCAATTTCGCGCAAACGCTGCTGGTCCTCTGGCTTCAAGTCATTCACGAAGCCGGGTTCCTCTTTGGCAATGACTGGCTTGCTGTCTGCGGGATGTACGTCTGCAACGAAGACAAACAAGCGCACGTCTGGGCCAGAGATATGGTCCGGTACCTTTGGGACGCGATCCTCGCCTGGCTTCTTAATGACGAAACGCACATTGGCCAATTTCACACCGCGCTCTTGTTCTGTGCGCTTGATCACATTCGGAATGACAACTTCTTTGAAGTGGTGCATGTGCTCTTCAGTTTCCTTGCCTGAGAGCCAGATCGCCCACTCAGCCAGATCGCCAGGCTTCATCGCGCAACAAAGTCCTTTTGTCCGAGGATCAACTTGCGTGCTTCAGCAGCAGTGATCAATTGTCCATAAAGCGGTGAAGCAAGGCGCTGCGCAATATGGATGAGTTGAAAGTCTTTCATAGAACGGAAGCCTTTAGGCGCATTGGCACTTGCTCCAATCCAATATTGAAACTCTGCACGGTGCGCTTCAATCTCTTGCACAAGACGGAATTCAGGATTATCGATGTACTCGTCCCACCATCCATCGATGTCGCCAAATTCTTTTTGTTGCTTGTGATGTATGCCCTCATGCTTGATGATCGCATCCGGAATGTGCTGACGCATCGGGTTGAAGATCTTGTCCCCATATGCATAAAAGATCGGCTTGCCGCGCACATTGAAGACTTTATCGATCTTGTCAAAGTTCGGAGGGTAATCGTAGATGATCATCATCTAATCATCTCAATGTTCATCGGCGTTCCGCGACGAATGTCCTTGCTCGCAAATTGTCCGATCACTCGAGACAACTCATTAGGCTTCATTCCGAGACCAGGACGGATTACGCGCACATTGTCGTGCGTGAAGCGCTCGCCTTCCTGAATGTTCTCGACAGCATAAATCGACCGGCGCAAATTGTGTAGTGGCTGCGGAGAGACGCTCACTCTCATCGCCTCTCTTGCATCGCGCGCATTTGAGACCATGATAGCAAACTCTGCAGGGTCCATCTCAAACTGCTCATCGTCATCATCCAAAGTGATGTGCTTCTCTATCACATCGATGCCGAGCGGAACAGCAATAGCAGGTAGGACAGTGCTAACAGAGTGGTCAGACAATCCGACAGGTTTGGAAAAGCGGTTCCTGATTCCCAGGATGCGGCGCAACGAAAAGCCTTCAACCGGTGCCGGGTAAGCCGATACGCAATGTAGGAGTGTGACCTTGCTTGCGAGCAATGAGGCCTGAACCGCGTCGTCGATCTCGTCATCGCTGGCCATTCCTGTTGAAATGATAAGATGCTTACCAGCCTTAGCGGCACGACTGATCAGGTTCGTGTCTGTGATGTCCAAGGACGGGATGCGATAGATCTGACAATCCAAGAACTCTGCCATCTCGATCGCTTGTTCATCGAGTGCGGCAACAGCAACATTGAGGCCGCGCGCTTTGGAATATTTGAACAACTCCGGAAACCAGGCATAAGGCATAACCTGCGACTTGTAAAATTCCAGCAGTGATTTGCCTGTGAATGGGCCGCTCTGAACCGTGAACACTATTCCGCCAGCATCAATGGTCAAGCGATCTGGATTGAATGCAGTGAACTTGACGGTGTTGGCACCAGCCGTGCGCGCTGCTTCAATCGTCTCGATCACCCGGTCAAGGTCCCCGCCGCAAGGGCCAATGGCGGCGATAATGAGCACTTCAAACTCCCGCAGCTGCGCGACGTTCAGATTTGAGTTCCATGATCATTTGCTCATGGTGATCAAGCCTTGTCGTTGTGATCGCTTGCGTCTCCATGATTTTGGTCATTTGTTTCATATTGTCTTTTAGCTCTCTGATGTCTGCTCTGTGCGTGTCAATTGAAGACTGCATCTTTGATGTCCATCCGCTCATCTTGATTAAGACGATTGCTCCTCCACCAATGATGGCAAGGATCTCGAAGATCTTGAGTGTGTTTTCAAGCGAAAGCTCAGTGACGATCGCGCTCATTTCTTGAGGACCAATCCTTTAATCTGGTCAGCAATATTTCCGGCCGCAGGGCCAGAGCGCAGCAACACTGCGCCTGCACCCATCCAAGCCGCAAGCAATAAATAAGCCCATTCAACCGTCGCACCGGAGGAAGGATAATTCCAAGTCGAGTTGTCAGAGAAATTTCTGACCACCATCACAATGAACGGAATGCACCATTGGTGCCAGAACAGAACAAACAATTCAACGAAAACGCCGATCTTCCAGACCTGCACCATGGTGTCATTCTTGCCCATGGCATCAAAGAAGGCGCTTTGCGTCTTCGTGACAGAATCAGCATGCGCCTTTTCAGTTTCGACGAAGCCTTGGATGAGAGCCTTCCTCAGCTCTGTTTCAGCCTCCGTTTGCGCCAAGGCCAGTTTGTTCCTCAGCTCAGCTTCCGTGATCTGCTTGTTAAGGTACATCTCAAACGGCTTGGTGAGCGAAGATATCAGGCCACCAACAGCGGTGGATGCGACCTTGCTGATGATGGCTTCGAGAAACATCAACTCCTCCGGATCCAGAAGGCGCGGCTCAAGGTCGCCAACAACGTGAGCAATTGCGCAATGCGCTTGCCAACTTCTCCAGGGATGAGCGCAGACAAGTCAAGCACAGATAGTTCGGTGAGCAATTGAGGGATCTCTGGCGCGATCACTGCAACCATTGCCAAGGCAATATCCCAGCGGATCTTGATCCAGGCCCAGACCCGGCCGAAGAAGCTTTCGGACAGATCATAGAACTGATCAAACTCCGGACGCTTACGCAGCACGGGGCGTACGAACATGAAATAGCACAAGACAGAAATTGCCAGCAAACCAAACGTGAATGTTGCTTGCATCGTCATCTCCAGTTAGCCTTCACAATGGATTTCTTCTTCGCAATCATTATGCCTAACGCTACAACAGCAATAATGCAAACAAGACCAATAGAAATTGCAGCCCATGTGGGCAGACCGGTGCTGCCCGCGCCTGTCGCCTTGCCAACCTCTTCACCGCCAGAGGCGAGCGTGCCAGCAACAGCGCCCTTGCGCGCAGCGCGCTCCTTGCGCGTGGCTTCATCAATGCTCTCTTGCGGCGGCTCCTTAGTGGGTGGCGCACCCTTCATGCGCTCAACATCAACCTTGGCGAGCTCAACAGCAACCATGCGCTGGAAGAATGGATCGTTGCCCTTGAGCTTGGCCTCGCGATCGGCCATGCCATTGTGGCCGCCGTTCCAGGTCTTGACGTAGCCCTTCCAGTCGCCTGCGTCCGCCTTGAGGTTCAACCGCTTCCAATCAACGAAGCCACAGAGGATCTCTGGCTGCAAGTCGTGCGTCTCAGCCCAGACAGGATTGGAGATGAGATCGACCCCACAAGCGTCGCCAACAACCTTGTAACAATCTCGTCCTGTGATCTGCGGGCCGCCGCGTCCGATATAGGTCGAGCCATCATTGGTCCCTTTGCGGTTGCCCATACGGCCGCCGTAGATGTCGTCGAATGCCTTGAGCTGCCAACCCTTTTCATTGCCGTACTTCCTGATGACGTCTGCGGCGCTGGAGAACCGATTGGGGAACACAGCAGCGAGCCGCTCATGCGAGTAGTTGATGTTCTCGCGCAAGATGGTGTAGCCAGCGCACTCATGCTCCACATTGGCGAACGCCCAAGCCAGACGCTGGCGCGTGTGATTGACGCCGTGCTTGGTGAGCACATCCTGCTTGGCGAGGAAGGCATCGATGACGCCGCTTGGCGCCTTGGGGAAGATGCCGCGCAAGGTTTCACGGGTGAGTTCAATCGGCATCATTGCACCATTGAAATGAGGGTGTAAAAAGAAGCCACTGATGCGCAACCAGCTCCGGCTGTGCAGATGTAGTCTTGCGCGTCTGCCTCGCCACGGATGATCGTGTGGATGTAGGCGACAACAGTAAGCAATGAGAACAACAGTCCAGACAGCGCCACCAGAAGCAACCAGAGCGAATAAATTGTCAAGTTGACTTCCTGCCTTCGTGACGAACGCACACCACCTTTATGCGCTCGTCGGGGGAGATGTCACGGCCGAGTTGCGTGCCTGCAGCAAAGGCTTGTGCTTTAAAATAGCATTGCGTCGGGATCAGAAAATCTTCTGGCACAAGCATGGTAGCCCTTGCATTCTTGGATGTGCAATCTGCCAGGTCAGGAGTAACCGCCAAGGAGCAAATGAGCACGATCGCCGTCAACATTGCTTTGGCGCTCGATGCGCGAACACGCCACCGTGCTCTGTGTGGCGTACGATCACTTCGCCTCGCTCCTGCATTTCATAAGCAGTGCGCCGGACGTCAGGGTAAGCATTGGTGAGGTCGATTGAGCCCGACCACGCCAGCTTCCTATTGATGGTGTCTTCATTGCTCATATGCCGGCTCCCAGCGAGAAGCAGAACACCGTATCATTCGGGTAGATGCTCAGTGGCGGCGGCGCGCAGAGATGGTTGCGGCCGTCCGGATTATCGCGATGGCGCTCAACCTTCTGCGGCGGGATACGGATGAAGCGTCCGTCCTCGCGTCTGCGCGCAAAGATCGCGTCGCCTTCAATTCTAACTTCGGTCGGATAGCAATCAGCCTTGTTGCAACAGCTCTTGGTCGGGTCGTCAGGCATATACCATCCGCGATAGAACTTCTCGTGCAACGGTTCGTCCTGCGGCGGATGAAAATGTTGTGCCTGTGCGACTGTGATGAACAGCGCAGCAACCAAGCCGATGATGAACCCTAGAGTCAGCCCCAAGACAAATCCAATCAGAGTGACGCGTAATAAATACCGAAACAACTGACTGCCAAAACGGCGAGGAGCAAAAGACAAGCGCAGCCGCAAACAGCGGCGCCAAACCACTTCACAAAAAGTAGGTTGTCAGTCTCGATATATTCTTCAGCGTCGTCTGGATGCACGTCTGCACCAGTTCCAATTGACCTGCACCTTGGTCGGGCGCGAGTCAACATGCACGAAGTCTCCGCAATAAAGTCCAATGCCTCCAGTGGAACGCATCAACGGGTGCCGTCGCAGGTACTTGGCGAGCGCGTGCTTAGCGACACCGGGAATACGGAAGTCGATGGCGCGCTTACGGATATGTTGTGATCCGTCGCCCCTGTAGCGCCCGTTGCGGAGCTTGCGATTGCCGTAAATGGCTCGATTGTAAGCGAGTGGCCGGTAGCAAGATATCGCCTGCGCGGGTCTGCCAAAGTGCCTCGCCGCATCATCCACCACCCTTCGCACGCGCCAATCGATTTCCTCCAGGCCTTGACAGCGGCCTACCGAAAAGATGTAGGTGAAGATCGTGTGTAGGATCTGCACAGGTGCAGTCACAACACTGACCAATGCCTCACCGAATTGGGCGAGGAAGTTGTCATCAATGCGTTCCGAATACATAGCGCCGAGCGCAACATCGCTGACCTGAAGCTTTACGGACGGCCGCTCAGAGGCGCGCAGCGGCTTCGCGGGGAGGCGGTTGAGACCGCTACGCTGAGCTGCCCCAAGCAGTGGTTTCACTCTGGCGGCCGTCCGTTGCTTCACGCGAACACGCTTGATGTAGCGTGCGCGCGTAAACTTTTTACGCTTGGCTTGCTTCTTGACAACCTTGTTCTGACCACACAACCAGGAGCGGTTGTCGTCTGTGTGATAACACTTGGCATTTGCGGGAAGGTTGAAAGCAATCAGGCAGGCTCCAATGAGCAACAGCTTCTTCATGCGCGACCTCCAAAGAGGCCGACTATCGCGCGGAAGGGCGGTCAGCACAAATGCCATTTTACGACTTGCGAACGCCATAAAGCGAAATGCGCCCCGATGCGATGTTGCCGGTTTCCATCATGAAGCGCACTCCTGTGATGGCTGAAGTTGCTCCAACATAAGCTCCGGCTCCTGCAACAGGAATGATGGATCCATCGGCGCGTGTATAAGCGCCATTGAAGGAAAACATCTTGTAAACGCTGCCATCAGGATTGGAAAAGCGAACAACGCCATCCCAGCCTGCTTCCCCTGCAGCGTTACCGATTGAGTCGGAGGCGGCATTGGACGTCAGCACTATGCTTGATCCAGCAGCCGATCCGGCATGAATTGCGCTGCCGCCGTTCGAAGTCATTCCAACGGCCCAACGGTAATTTGCCGTTTGATATGTAGGACCAGCTCCTGTGCCTGCACGTATCCACAGCTCAACATCGTCTGTTGCAGGGATAACGTTCGACAAATGAAACACAAAGGCGTCGTATGTGTCGTCTAAGCCGGTCGTGAAATCAATTTGGGCGCTGCTGCTCGCAGTCTGTGTTTGAATCAGAACAAGAGAAGCTTGAGAGCCAGCGAGGCTTCCAAAGCCAAGCGTCGTGCCCGAACGTCGCAGCACATGACCATCAGTGCCTGCGGTAATGTCTGCGATGGAACCCGTTGAGTTGGCTGAGCGCCCGAGCACCGAGAGCCCGGCGCTGTCGCGAATGCCTGCATTGGCCACGGTGCCGAAGGCTAGCGTCGTGCCCGAACGTCGCAGCACATGACCATCAGAGCCTGCGGCGATTGCGGCTGGCGTCGCGACCGCATTGCCGGTGACGCCCCAGACGCTAAGAGCCGCTAGCGAGGTGGGCAGGTCCTCGGCGACAGCAACAATGGAGACGGTTGCGCTGCCAGAGAGGTTGATCTTGGACGTGCCTTGCACGCCAGCAATCTTGGAGCGCAGGACCGTTGCGCGAGTGAGCGTGGTGCCAGCGGATGTGTATACTCCGCGACCGATCTCAACGTCGGTGCCATCTTCAATGAGGTAAGTCACCTCATCAGCATCAGCCACTCCGGCTTCTGAGAAAGTGAAGTAAGCGGATGTCGTCGCTGCTCCAAGCGTCATGGTGCCAGTGCCGGTAGTGGCGGTGGCTACTCTTGCTCGGTTGTAAACCTTAGACATCCATCATCCTTTCGAGGAGGTGGGCTGTCGATGCCGGTCCCTGCAACACCGACAGCCCTGAGACGCGCGACGGGGTCTAGCGCGCCTCGATCAGTAAGCCTTCTTCGGCGGCTTGCCCGCAGGCTTACCCTTACCGCCCTTACCGCCTTTTCCACCTTTCGGCATTGTCTTCACTCCTTCAAGAGATCGCGTCTTGCAGTCGCGTCATGGCGATCATGCACTCGCGAATATGCGTCCCAGTCTTCTCAGTCAGTGTCGGGAGGGATGCGGGACCCGAGCCTTGCGGCCCACCAGTCGAAACAGTTGGCGGGTCGAATGTCGAAGTGCCTAACAACCGCATCGAGAAATTCTCGATCAAGTTGGCAAGCTCTCCGAGCATCTTGACATTCTCTTCCTGACGCGTCAGCAAGCCTGACGAACGAGCAGCTTCAACATGGGTTGGCGGAAAAGTCTTGTTGTAACTCTCTTGCATCGCGTTCCTCACCAATTGTGTGGTTGATATTCTTTGACGCCAATTGCTTTAAGGTTCTTGATTGCATCCCCCTTGCGCGTCATCTTGGGGAACAATTCCGTGAACGCCCAGACGAGAGCATCAACTCGATCTCCCGTTGTACCTCCCACAATGCCAGCGGAAGTGAATGCCACCATCTGGTCTTCCAGTTGCGGGAAAGAGCCGACATGCGATATACGACCTTGCTCATACAAGGCGGAGATTGGTTCGGCACGGGTGACCTTGCCGCGAGAGGCATGAACGCCAATGACCTTGATTGTAGGACGAACGGCGCGAATGGTCTGCTTGACAAGCTCTCCGCCTTGGTTGGTCTCAGCCACGACAGCGTCACCATCGTAGAGATCGACGCCGCTAATCGCTCGGCGTGCCCATGCATCCGGAGAGACACGGCAAGAGAGATCGCTGAGCACGTAACCGCGACCATCAATACCAAGACCTGCGACAATGATGCCGGTCTCAGCATTGCCTTCCTTGAGAAGTTCTGCGTCAGCGACCGCCGGATCCACGGCAACAACAACGCGCTGCATGTCGGGAAGCTTGTCGCCTTCCTTGACGCGTGTGTCATCGAGCTGGGCGCGACGCCAGAGTGCTCCTGGTGCATCATCGAGCAGTTCCGCTTCAAGCTCCTGGCGGCCGAGGCGCGTGCCCATGTAGCGGTCACGGAACGCCTTCATCACGGACGGCGCTAGGTTCGCCTCATTGGCGAAGGTTGACTCAGTCGTCTTGATCGTCTTCGGATCCTTGAGAATGCGCCGGATCAAAGCGGTCGGCCTTGGCGTCGTCGTAATGAGCACCTGCGGCAACGTGCCCAAGCGCAGGCCGAAGATCATATTGTCCCAGGTGTCCTCGTCATAGCGCCAAGCGCCCAACTCGTCACACCACACGCGATGATGCTGCGGGCCACGCAGGCGATCCGGCTCCTCGGATGAGAAGCACTTGAACCTTGAGTCATTGACCAGCACCAGCTCGCCCAGCGAGCGGTTCCATGCACGCACGGCTGAGCTTGGCAGCGTGTTGATGAGACCGGAAACGCCTTCCACGCAGGTGTCGCGTGCGTCAGCAGCCGTGGGCGCAACTATGGCGAGCCGTGAGCCGGGGTTGGAGAGGGCCCACCAGCCCATGTCCTCAGCGCCGGTACGCGTCTTACCCACGCCTCGACCGCCCATAAGGAACCACTGGGTCCAATCGCCGGGCGGCGTGATCTGCTTGGGCCGCGCCTTTTCCAGCCAAGCCGTGCGTGCGATGATGGCATCACGCTGCCACGGCTCGCAGGCTGCAAACTTGGCTGGGTCGATGTTGATCAACAACCGCTCCAGGTTCCAGCGTCAATCAACCGACGCTCCTTGTCGTATGCATCATAGGCCCAGCGCCGCTTCTTCAGCTCCATTTCAGCATGCACGAAATTGATGCGCGCAATGTATTCATGCACGGAAAAGGACGCATGGTTCTGGAACAGCCGCTCCAGCTCCTCGTTGAGCTGACCAAAGTCCATGGCCTTGTAGGCAGCGACCCAGGGCGGAGTTTTGCTAACAACGTTGATCTTCATTTCAACACCTGCGTCAAGGTGAAATGAAAAAGCCCTACGACTGAAAGCGCGCCACCACAAAAGGCAAGCGCGGCACCAATCAGAAACGAGCGAGCTGAGAACATCACCTCGCCGCCCCGTCACAATCGATGGTCATGCGCTCATACATCGCGGCGCGCTGTTCGAGGTCCTCGGCCAACTTAGTCTCGATGTCCTTGAACCATTGCTTTACGGCAGGAGAGGCTTCGCCCTCTTTAAGCGTAAGACGGATCTTGCCAGAGCGCAGACCTTCCGCCGCAGTGCGGAGGTGCTTGGAAAGCAACGTCATTCCGAATTCATCAAGCATCGCGCGGCACCTCGCGCAGCTTGGGCTGCGGGAGAACCACATAGAGCCGCGCCAACTCTTCCCGAGTCAAGCGTGACACGACGCGACGGATTGCTTGCGTGTCAGCAGCAACCTTGAACAGAGCGGCTTCGAACGACATCAATCAATCTCCATCGAGCGGACGCTCGCACGATTGACGTGGAACTTTTCACCTGTGAGGCCGTCCTCGATCTCTGCTGCCTCGATCGTGCCAAGCATTCCTTCGATCAATCCGCGCACCTGACGCTTCAGCACCGGCTTGTTGGTCTCAAAGACGATCGCCACGACGAACTTATTTGCCTTGGCCATCACATCTCTCCGCGTGCCAGGTGTGCACCCACATGCCATCACCGCGCTGATAGCAATCGTGATAGCGCAATGTTTCAAGGTTGCACATCAACGTTGCGAATGCAGGCATGACGTGACCATCAGAAAGCTTCGCGGCATGCGGCAAGATGCAATCGACATAGCATGTGGTGGTCACGATTTCTTCTCCTGGTCAAGCTGCCAGTTGAGCCAGCGCAAGCGCACCTCATCATCCTTGGTCCATGGTCCGGCGAACTTGCGCGCATTGAGCAGATTGCGTTCGTCGCGCAGCGCCTTCTCGTTGAAGGTGGCCGTAGCCATTTCAATGCGCCACCGGTTTGTCGGCCTTCTGCTGCGCGATGTTGTTCAGCACGCCGAGGAAGCTATCGAAGGCCTGTTGGATCTTGAACGGCTCGCCGTCCTTGTTCGCGAGTTCCACCTGCTGCGGCGGCTTGCCGAAGCCGCGATCAAGAATGTTGACTGCAGCCGTGACACGCGCCGCTTCGCTCTCGCCGTTCAAACAGATTTCAAGCAATGTTTGAATTGCAGTATGCGCGTGTTGGCGCGCGAGTTCAGCAATGTGCTGGCGATCAGCGAGCGGCGCGATGTCAGGCAGACCAGGCTTGCGCCCGGAGTTGGGGCGCGGACCGCCCCAAGAGCCTTTCGGCTTGCCTTGCTTCTTCGTCTGTGTCTTCTTTGCCATCTTGGTAATCTTGCAAAAGTCAAGTGAACATGCTACCGCCGCCACCCTTGACACGCACCACGGCGTGCACAAGAGCTTGGGCCGCAGACAGGAATGGATCTGTAGGGGCCAGCGTCCGAAGGAAAACTTCAGCGCGCTGACAGATCTTCCGCTGCAATTGTTGCCCGGACCTTGCGCCCGAGCATCGACAACAAAACGACCTCGCGTTGCTGCGAGGTCATGCCTTCATAAATCCCCGTTTCACCCGCAAACAGTCCTGACTCAACACGCACGTGCTGGCCCGGAAAGAACTTGGATGGACGAGGCGGGAGCTTAATGAGGCCGTCTTCACGCTCTTGCTTGCGAATGTCCTCGATGATCTTTTCATCGATGAGAGCAGGTTGCTCTCCAATCATCACAAGCGACTTCACTCCACGTGTGCCGAGAATGGAACGCCATCGCCCGGCGATCTGCACAAACAAATAGCGCGAGAACATGACCTGCTCCCGCGCCACGCGCTTTCCGCGAACCACGACATACTCAACAAGTCGTGGTAAATAACAAATGAAGCCTTGGTTCTCGAGATGACGTAACGCCAGACGCTCGCTCAGTGGCAGAGTCATCGCTACGCCCCAATCTCTGGTCATTCATGCTCCCCCACGATCGACCCACAACAACTATGGCTGAAAAAAGTTCCCAAGGAAAGCCTAAAAATTCGCATCGCATAATGACTTAAAACCAAACTCCAAAAAATTGGAAATTTCCACTTCTACCCTATTAATTCTTTTAACTCTCTTTTCTCTATGAGTTCTTAGAAGGGTCAATTTTTGGTATTTGGTTTCGATGAAATATAAGGAGAATTTGTCTATGACGTTGCAAATCCGGAATGTGTTCACTAAAACACACATTACGTCCGTTGTTATATAAGGAGAATTTTTTATCGTGAAATTCCAGCGGCTTACCGGTGGCGTGCGATTTCAGCCCGTAAAAATGACCTCGTCCGGCTAAGTGGAATCAAACACAAAATGCTAAGTGTCGGGAAAACCACTTAAAACCATGGAATATTTTATGTTTAATGAATCAGAATTTCGTGTTGGATCGACGCAAGATCACACCTTCCCCTGCGGAAGGTCATTCCAAAGCCACAAGAACCAAGGCCCACGGACCCCAACACTTTGCACGTGTTTTCCCGTGCTAGTTTCTTGCACGTTCAACAGCGCGCAGCGCTTCCTCTCGCCCGGCCGGCGTGAGTCGGTAGGAGGACTTCAGGCCGTGCCCAGAGCGTGAAGCGAATGGGCGCAGGAGCGATGGCAACTTCCTCCTGGGGATTGGGACCCGCGCTCTTTGCAGCTCCTCTATGATCCGTCGCCCTAGCGTATATCCACCGTCGCCCTGGAGCTCCATCAACACTAGCAACGCCGCATCACGGTCGCTTTTTGGATTGAGCTCGTCGATCAGCATTATGGCGCATCCTCCAGCGCTTCTCCCTCACCACATAGAACAACTCACGCCCACGCTCCGTCGGCCCGTAGTCTCCGTCACCTATGCCAACGATCAGATCGCGCCTGAGCAAGCCGTCCACAGAGCGCGTATCAGTCTTCGGCTTGGGCTTGCCGCGGTCCACCCATTGTCGCCAATAATAGCCCGCCCCTTTGCCTTCAGCCCCGGGCGGCCCGCCATACCAATGGAGGCAAGGAGCATGGCCCTCGACCATTGCCTCCATGATCTCGTACTGTGCGTCAGAGAGCTTCATCTCACCACCACCAGACTTTCACCTGGGCGAACTCTGTAGCTGGTAGGCCATGAAAGCGTTGCGTCCTCACTCACGAAGCAGACCTCCGTGATCAGCAATGTGACCGGGCTGTCATTGACCCATACGATGTCATCGGCGTCGGCGGACACTCGACCCATGATGCCGCATGCGTTGCGAAATTGAACTTCAGACATGTGCCAACCTCCCCTTCAACGCGCCAAACGTGTTAGGCATCGCCGACACTGCCTTGTGCACATCAGAGCCAAAGGTCCAGCCGTCCACGCAACTCATATATTCCGGCACGCCACGCGCTTGTAGGTAGAAAGCCAAGGCGCATTGATGCGGGTCGGTGTAGTCGTACGCACGATCCTCAGACTGTTCCGCCACCCACGCCTTGAAGTCATCCAACTTGAACACATCCTCAGGCTTGCGCATCCCGCTCCTCCTTGATCTTTTCCAAGATGTCATCCAACATTTGCCGTTCATCATCAGTCCATTCCACTCGATCAGCGGTCTCCTTCCATTCAGCGATCCACCGTTCCACACGGACCAAGGCTCTTGCAGCCTTAGCCCGCAACCGTGCTCGCTCTACCAGAGCCCAGGTGTAGCCCTCCTTGGTGTTCGGGAGGGTCCGATGCAGACCGCCAGCGGCGGCCAGCACTAAGCTCCCCGTCCCGTCGCACCGCGAACACCAGTCCATGCCCTTATGACCCATGAAGCAGTTGCAGGAGATAATTTTCATCCAACACCTCTGAGAGCTTCAATTTCCTCCAGCGCCTTTGTTTCATCAAGCACATATTCACGCGCTTCCTTCTTGCTCTTCAACCCGATCGCCTCCTGCACGCGCTCAATGAAAGCGGCATCACCAGCCAATTGCTCACGGCGCATGCGTTGTACAACGCGGCGCGCTTCTTCGAATGCCTCTTGCGTTGATTCATTGCGGTGAAACTCGCGGATGCGTGAGGCCTCCTGCGCCATCTCGTCCCCATGCAGCTCTTTCAATTTATCAAGACCTGCATCAGTGACCTCGAAAGCATTCGCCCCATCAGGGTGCGCCGCGTCATAGTGCTTACGCACCACGATCAGCCCTTCATCGAGCGCGTATTGCACGGCAGTGAAATGCTCTGCAACCTGTTCAGCTCCAGGCGGCCAGGTACCAATCTGCGCCAGCAGTCCGCCCAGGTCCGTGCGGTTGCCGATGATCACTTGTTTCCGTTCCTTGATGACGCCGGTGTTAAGCTCCTCATCGGCCATCTCGAGCGCGCGGCCGAGACGCCTGATGAACTCCACTTCGCTTTCATTTTCCCCGCGCACAAGGTTCTCCCTGTCCGCCACCAACATCGCATTCGCTATCGTTGCCTTGGTCTTCATCATTTAACCTCCAACACATATAACTTCGCATGTTCGAGCAAGAACAGCGCCTCCTCCCGCGTCATTGCTGAAGGAACGACCACGAGTCTCCCGTCCTGCCACCCGAGCACCATGACCTTCTCCCATTCCTGACGCGCGGCCGCGCCTGTCGCTTCTTTGGGCGTCATCCGCTCGTGCAGATCAAGTCCAATCACATCACCCATGCCCATTTGAACTTCCTTTCGGTGTCTTCTTCGGAAAGAAAACATTATTGGGTGTTCTCTGTCGATAAACCCCACGAAGCGGCTTGTGCTTCTTGTGGTGTTCGCCCACAATTTTGAGCCATGCCCGATAGAATTTTTCACTCTTGTTCTTAGGCCTTCTGAGTATCACGCGTTTCATTCCACTTCTCCACCTCCTCTTTAGTTATGAAAGAACTGGAAAAGATTTATATTATGAAAGGTGTAGG